TCAGGGTCAATACGTAGTAGGTCAGGATTTACGTAAACGGTTGGCAATAATAGAAGGGAAGATAAACGCAATATTGGGAGGCAAAGAATACACTATTCCAATGCGTGACTTCTTAACAGATTTCACCACAATTCAGGATAAAACAATTGATTTATTTCGTACCGTTAACGATCTAGAATTAGAATTAAAAGAATTACGCCCTGCAAAGCAAATCATTTACGAACAAGCCAAAGATGCGCTAACAAAGGCCGTTGCACCTGAATATGTTGAGCCATTAAAGAAGCTAATAGCCCAAAACGTAATGCAAGGACGCTCAATATCAGATACCGTTAAGCAATTAGAGAAATGGGATGCAGGGGAACTATCTAGCGGACGTTTAGCGAATGGTACACCAACACCAAACCTTCAAAGATACGCCGTACAAATGGCAAGAGATAGCGCGTATTCCGTACAACGTACCACTAACAATATATTTAAGGATAGGTTTAAGTTAACAAAGTTTATCTATGCAGGGGGATTGGTTAAAGATTCAAGACCAATTTGCAGACATTTAGTTGGGCTTAACCGAGAAATATCATTAGATGAAATGCCTCCGTTAATTGCTTTGTATCCCGCTGGATTAATGCCTTCGACTACAAAAGAGACGTTCCCCGTTTACGTCGGAGGATTTTCTTGCAGGCATATTTGCATGATGGTTAAGTAGTTATATGGTTAACAGTGATTCCACCATACTTTGTATATTATCTTTTCTATAGTCCCTACACAAACATTAAACTTGGAGGCAATATCTTTGAACTTCATTCCTTGCTCCCTAAGTTCTCTAATTTCAATAACTTGGTTTTCTTTTAATTTTGAGGTAACAACCTTAGATCCTTTAGGTAGCATCCCGAAAGTAACGGCATGTATCGAATTTTCCTTTGGAGTACACCATTCCAAATTATCTACTTTATTGTTTCTAGGGTTACTATCTTTGTGATTAATCCATTCCTTACCTTCAGGTTTAGGGATAAAGGCCAATGCAACAATTCTGTGAATGGACAAGTCCTTAGTTGCCCCTTTTATGCTTAATGTCACTCTTGTATAGCCTTTTTTCGTAACACTAGGAGATATGATATTCCATTTGTCGTAATAACCATGCTGTCTTTTCCTGCAAGTGAAAAGGGTGCCCTCTTTTGATATTGCGTAACCGATGAAATGGCTTAGCTCTTTTATGTCAGAAAGCAACATGCAATCATGTGGGGTAGATGGAACAATCCAATTAATGTGCTTTTTGTTCCTTGTCCTTTGGTCAGAATTCCTGCAATCTCTACACATAGAATCATGTCCAGACTTTAATTTTGCAACAGGTTTAAAAGAGGTCGAGGGTTTGGGTAGGTTGCACCTACTACAGGTGCCAATTTTAAAATCTTCCATTCGTTAAAATAATTATGCCCGAAACAGTAAATAGGTATCTCAACTCCTATTCTCCGTAACGGGCAAATGTTTTTTTATAGCGTTCAATGTTGAGATACTACGCTACTGCAAATATACTAAAATTATTCCTTAATCTTTCCCCTCACATGCCCAAATAAGGCAAGCTATCCACCCCAAAATTGTCCAGCCGAACAGAACATTCACAACCGTTATCGCAACGGCCGATTTCTTTTTTATACCCACAATCGCAGGTATCATGTACAATGTTGCTAGTAAAGCAAATCCTAAAAATGCTAACATGTTATTTATTTAGTAAATGTTGTTTATAAGATTTTGGATTTTCTTTCCCCCATCTGTAAAGGTGTAGACAATACACCCCTTTCATTATCGCAATGATACCGCCTTGTTTCTTCACAGCCTCACAGAATTTAACATCAAAGTTTATCCCTTCCTGAAACTTTATTTTATTCCAAAGTGACTTTTTGAATACCATCATAAAGCCAGCAACTAAATTTGTTTCTTCGATGGTGTATTTGTGTTTTTCGTAGCATTCATGTGCTAATCCTATATGCTCGGTAATATCTGTTTCATCAAAATGACTTTGTGAATGTAGCCCCACGCCAATGCTTTCTCCATCCACATAAAGATTAACTGGGATTTGGCTTTTGTAAATTTGCGCCTCAACTCCTATCCTGTTTGTCATACACCCAAACACATCTATTCTATGCCCGTACATTGCTACTATATCTTCTATCCAGTTCATTTGTTGGGGCAAAAGAAACATCATATCTGGGTCTGTTATCAAAATGAAATCATCTAAAGGGATTAGCGCGCAAAAGTCGTTGTGTATTTTGCCTAATCTCTTTTGTGGGTCGTATGGCGTTATGTTCCAAATTCTACTCATTTTTATCTTTATTGTGAAGTTTAGCCAATTCTGATTTAAATTCTTTTTTGTCACCTGTGCCACTATATCCGCCTTTAGGGTAGTTTGGCAAAGGAGGCTGCATTGACATAATCATAAGACTTAATACTGCCTGCTGAATGCCATTAATTAAAAAAGAAAATAGTTGACCTTCTGAAAGCTCACTTAAAATGTGGTCAACAAATGGCTGTTGTTCTTCTTGGTAAAAGTTCTTTTCTTTTAATGCCTCTATTATTGATTCTTTGTTAATATTCATTTATTATAAGTTTATCATTTGTTTTCTAAAGTTAGCAATGCAGATTTTTAAGTAAGGCGTGTATTGACAGTCAGACTTACCACACGGGCAAACATATTTATCCATATCCTGCAAACTAGCAAATCCAAAAGTTTTGTCCGTTAACTCGTTCGGTATTAGCTTATGCCCCATCTTCTTAATCCCGTCTTTGAACACCGCTATGTGAATTTGTGCGGGTAAGCGATTTGTACCTAGTATCACAAAGTATCGCAGCACTTCGCCATCTATCAATTTAGGAATTGATGTTAGTTCCACATGCTTAGGTGTGAATAGCTTTTTATAGCTTTTGGGGTATTGTTTTCTATTTTGGGTCTTTGGCATAATTGGATTTTAATCTTCTATTAATTCGTATGTTACTCTATATTTGGCAATCGAGTATTTCTTTTCATCTTGAAATATGCCATGGCAATTGGCATTACGCGCCTCATCTTCACTTCTAAAATCAAACTCGTCACAATAGGCGCGACTGTACGAGCCAACGGCCTCACCTGTTTCATTGTTGATTATTCTAAAAACTGTTTCGGGCTTCTTTTCTCTTGGTTTCATGTTAAAGGCTTTCAATTAATGCTTCTTTGGTTGGGAAAATATCCTTTTCATCTATATATGGATGGTCTTTGAACAACGTACATTTGCTATATACTGTGTATCCTATCTTAGTTTCGCCTTCAATAAATCCGCCACCTTGTATCTTGGCAATCTTTACGCCAATGCTCAATAGGCATTCTTTAATTAGCATTTGTTGAGGCCTGTTTTGCCAGATTACCCAAACCTCGTCATTTGTTTTGTACTTGAATATTTTGTTCATGGCTACTTATGTTTGAAATAACTATTGTGTTTTGGATTAACTGAATAAGATTTAAAGACATTGGTGCATTCCCTACCATGCTTAATTGCTTCGGGAAACTCGGCATAAAGAACAAAGTTAAACAACAGCATATCGCTGTAAAGTATTTCATGGTTTTTGATATACCAAACCATCCTTTCAAGAAACGATTTAACAACCGATGTGCGCCCACCTAATACACCAGCATTCAATAGTGGCTTATTGGCGTGTGTTTTTAGAAACTTATCGAACAATGGTTGAGAATGGTGTTTCTTTAGCCATTCGTTGTTAATTGTGCTAGGTTCATCGCCAACCCATATGTAATTACCCAAATTATCTTTAAAGGGATTACGGAGCATTTCAACGTCCGTTGCGTCAACGCAGAAAACGTAATCTTCTTTTACTGTTTCAATGTATTCTAATATTGACACCCATCTTTGTAGGTATGGGTTCATTGTGCATTCCGTTTGCACAAATTCAGCTCTAATGCCCTTCTTTAAATACGGGAATGAATCTGTAAGAACCACCAAAGGCTTTTCACAATGGCTTAGTATGCTTACAAATAACGGGTCAATGTCTGTTATGTTTGGCTCCCATTTTTCGCCGCGTTGTGGATCTTCAAACCCTGTAAAATAAGTTGTTATTACCATACCTGTCATTTCTTTGTAGGGGATAAATTCTTTTGATTTCTTTTCTGATTGCAACTTTGGTATTATCTTTTTTATTTGTTCCTTTCTCACTTCAGTAGATACGCTACGGGGGCAAGATAAATGATAGTCGTGTGAATAAAACAATGAAAGGCTTTCTTTTACATCGATAAATGGGTGTGGCGTAAGACCGTTATTAAATATCCTTTGGCTCATGCTTTCGTGTTCGCCACCCCATGTACCATACCCCACATCCATACCTCCGACCGTTTGAATAGCCTCTTTTGTAAAGAAAAGCATATTGCCACAAGGCGAAGCAAAGTAGCGTAAGTTGCCAACTGTTTTAATTAACCTATTGTTTGTAGATTGTCCGTTTGCTAGTCTAGGAAATATCATCATAGCATGATTCAATCCCGAATTGATATAGGGCAAATGCCAATTAGGAACTTTGCAAAACGTATCATCGTCAAAAAGAAAAATATAGTCACAATCATCAAGTGCTGCAATGCAGGCGTTCTTTGCGGCGGCTATTCCTACGTTTGTTTCAAATCTTAAATCTGCTTCGGGTACGGGGACTTTCGAAGCATCATCAACGACAAATAAACGTGCTTCTTTCGGCATGTGTCGTAATATTTGCACATAGCTATTTTTGAATACATCGTATCGATTGTGGGTAGTTAAGCCAATTCCAATAGTCATTCGGTAAGGTTATTTTATTGTTCACTCCAATTTATCTCTAAATCTTTGCCAGTTAGTGAGTAATAAAGGTTTTGCAACTGATGAATGTATTTACAAGGCAACGCGGCGGATCCAAGCTCAATTATTATACCTCTTCCTTCGGGGAAAGAAATATCAATGCTAACTCCATCAAGTGCCGTTATATAATAACCTCCGCCAAGTTTTGTAAACCCACAATGATTTATTGTGTCTGGAGTAATCGGGATAGGTGTCATTTCTACTTGCTTTACATATCCACTAGCACCCATATCTTGCCACTTATTAATTCCATCGTATTGAATATTCTCAACCTTACAGACCCCAACTTGACTAAAAGGCGTTATAGTTTTACTATAAACAAAATTCCCAATTCTTAATTCAATTACGTTTATCATAGCTTAGTAATTATTATCAAGTCCTTTAAAAATGTAATTGATTCAATTTCGTATTGGGATCTGTATTCCTCTTTCATTAAGCTATTATTTACGGCATCGGTTAAGTCTTTGAAATAATTTAAAGCCGTAATGGTTTTCTTCCCGTTCTTTTTTGGATTTTCATTTGCCTCATTTTCACCGTACCAAAACGAATGAAGGCTAGAGTGGGTATCTTCAACAATATAAATTCCCCCACTTTTCATTAATGGAAATATATTTTCAAATGATTTTATGGTAAGGCTACTTTGATGTGACGCATCGTCCACGCAAATGTCTATTAATCCGTTACATGCTACTATCGTTTCAATTATAGCAGGGTCTGTTTGCGAACCATTAAAAAAATAAATTCCATCTGGAGTATTTTCCTTTGGCTCTATTTCTACACAATGAATGTACCAGTCAGGTGCGTACTCTTGCCACATTCTAATGCTTTCACCACCCTTTTTCGGGTCTTCATGCCCTCCAAATCCTAACTCTAAAAACACAAGTTCCTTATCCCTTAACGGTTCAAGGTATTTTTCATAGGTTCTTAAATAGTCGTGATGATTACTGGCTTTATCCGTTCCGAACTCCAAACCTAGTTCGTCTAAGGTCTTTACTTTTTGGTCAACTAAGTGTTTTTTCATTTATCTTTATTTTCGGATTCACGAATCATTTTGTACAATGTTGTTTCTATTGAAACTATGCAGCCACATTTTATTTTCTCCACCGTTTGCCTCCGAATTAAAATATCGTGAACGTCTTTCGGCATAGAACGAAGCAAAAAAGCTATTGGGTAGTTCCTAGTTTTGTGATCCTTCATGTAGATTGTATTGATTAGCAAATGTAACTACTATTTTGAACAAACCAAACATTCTCCTAAAATAATATTTAAGTTTGCAATACAAATTATTAGCACATAATGGATACCCAAAAATTCGCGCCAAGAGATCAAAAGATAATTACCGATAACGAGGGTAAAAGCCCTTATGAATTATTGGAGTTAGGGTTGAGCGAAAAGGCATACAATAGGTTATTGGAGATTGAAGCGAACGCGAATACTGTAAAAGTTGACGCGCCAAAACAAGAATCCAAAGTGAAGCAAGATAGCGAAGTGGTTAAACCTAATGTTCGCGCTGTAGATGAAAAGTCAAAAGTAAAGCACACCGCGCCCGAACAATACAAGGCGCAAAAAGTAGCGGCAGGACACGACAAAGTGAATGTTCTTAACAGGCGAACAGGAAAGGTAACAACAATGAAAGCTAGCTTCGCAGCACGTCTTATTAAAAATCCAAACGAATACGCAATAGTATAATGGGAAACGAAATGAACATTGACGTTAAGGTGACAAAGCAAGCCGAACCTGAAAAGGTAAGCAAGAAAGCTGGTGAACCTAAAGTAAGCCCAACAGCAAAGCATAGTAGCAAAGCACAGCCTAAAGTAGCACCAAAAACAGGCGGCGGGATGTACAAAATAGTAGCCATTGATGCAGAAGGTAATGAAAAGGGGCAGGATTTCAATGTTACTTCCAAAACATACAACAAAGCATTCAGCGATACGAGTAAGTTTAAAGTCAAAAAAAAAGCGATATAGTATATGAGTATCAATCTATCACCAAGTCAGGCAACAGAATTATTAGCCAAAATCGGAGTAGCGGCTGTCGTAGTTGCGGATGAATCGGAAGCCGACAAAGCTCCAGACCTTGAAAACATGTCTAAGGCGGTTTTTAATGAAATGGAAACCAAGATTAAACATGACGTTGAGCTTGAGTTGAAAACATCAGCCCGTAGCGAAGAAGCTGGAAAGCAATTGGGTTCTTTGCGCCGTATCTTAAAACGTACTTTCGGAGTTGACGAAAAGACTTTGGAAGGGCTTACAATGGCGGAAATGATTGAGTTGTCAAAAACAACAGTTACTTCCAACAAAGAAAACGCGGACAACGACACGGTTAAGATATTGACAGAACGCGAAAAAGAATGGGAGATTGAGCGCGAAAAGATGTTAGCCGACAAAGACGCGGTTCATAACGAATGGAGGCAAAAGTACGAAGATAGAGATATTAACGAACGCCTTTCGTCTTTAGTAGAATCAATGCCGCGTGTTGGTGGACTTTCAAATAAGCAAGCGCAAATGATCGCTGCCGAATTGAAATCAAACCACACGTTAAAGTACAATCCAGAAACAAAAGAAGTTGAGTTATACGAGAAAAGCAATCCAGAGAAAAGAGTGTTTGAAGGCAAAAATTTAGTTACAGATAAATACTATGCTGAAAAATATCTTAAAGAAGCTGGCTTGTACAAATCAGACACGCGTAACGACCCCCCTTCTAAGGTTGAGCAAGGCAAAACAAACGTAAATGCAGGGGTTCACAAAGTGCCTCAAGAAAATAACGTTCTTGCTTTCTTAGAAAAGACGTTTACCGATTAGTGTCTGTTTTATTTTAAATATCAAGGGTGCGAACCCTTTCAGAAACATCTATTCAGGCTTATCTTCTACCGTGCCTCTAAGACGGTGATTTATATTTTTAATAACTTAAATCTTAAAGGCAATGGCATTTCAAGGTGCAAATCAACAGATTCAAAGAAGTCTGTACAATCGTACTAAAAACGATACCCGCGACAAAATAATTAACGCGCTAATGGCTGCGCGTGCCGAAAACAATACAATCACAGAGTCCGACTTGCAATATAGCGCAGGTAAAAAACGCCAATTCAAAATGAACTACTATCCTGTAGTTTGTGATGCGGAAGGTTCTTGTGAAGACAATGTTTGTGATACTGGCAGAGTATTGGAGCCAAAACAACAAATATTCGGAGTGAATAGATGTACCGCATCTATCCCTTTCCGTTTGAACGTAGATGACATCCGTCTTACAGATGATGACCTTTCGTTTAGTGACCACGCTTTAGCGCAAATCTACTCCATGATTGGAGGTGTGCGTAAAGGTCTTGCATCAGATGTATCTGCTCTATTGGTAGCAAACGCTGGCTGCCAACCAAACGGCGCAGAAACAAAAGCATTGCAATTAACAGACCCTGCTAATGGCGCGGTTCGTCCACTAGGTTTATGGACAATCGAGCAAACATTTGAAGATGCAGGTATGAGCAACCCTTATGTTATTGGTGGCACAGATCTTTTCCTTTGGAAAAAAGCAATCGGCAACGGTGGTTTAAACAGCTTCGGTCAAGAAACTGGCAGAATGACTGATACAAACATGTTCTATGACAAGGTTATAGATTCTACTTTTGCCGATCCTACCACAGGACATATTATCGCTTTCGATCCTCAAATGTTGAAGTTCGTAACATTCAGCCGTAACGCTGGTATGTTTGCAACAGACTGGAATCGTTTGGAGGATATGGATCGCCAATTCAAAGAATCAAAGAACGGTAAAATCAAAGGTACTTTCATTGATCCCGTTACTGGTTTGATGTGGGATTTGGATATTCGTTTCCAAGATTGTGACGAAGAACATTGGATTTTACAACTACGTTTAGAGTGGGATATTTTCTTCCTTCCTGACTATGTTTGTAACATTGATTGCGTTAATGGTATATTCCATTTCACGACTTGTTTGCCTGCTGAAACAGTTTGTCCTACACCAGAAGAGCCTGTTATTGTAACGCCTAGTGTGTTCGAGTTCACGCCAACTGGTACTTATCCTAAGTACATAGGCGACTTGACTTTAGGCGGTCAATCAAGTGAGCCAAAAGTAACAGTTGCTAATATCGCTCAATATGCAGCCGCGTTGACTGCCGCTATGGACGGTTATAACTTTACTGTATCTGGTTCCGATATAGTGTACACAGGCTACAACCCGATTTCAGGTACTGCAAATGACGGTACAATTGTTATCGAATTTGAAGCGGCAACTACCTAATCATTTTAAACTTAAAGCCCCATCTTTCGGTGGGGCTTTTTACCTTACCTTATGTCCTGTTTAGATAATATTGTTACCCTTACCAATAAGTGCGGAATAACGCCCGAAAGTTTGTCGGGGTATAATCTGGCACAGGCTCCAGAAATAACGCCTCTTAACCTAGCTGACATCGCTAATGAGAAGTATATTGACGGCTACACGATGGCAAGGAACGTATTGGATAACGCGATACTAGATATTAAGAATGATTTTTTAGGCGTGCTGGCTGGCAACGGTATAGGGCTGGCTTTGGCTAATCCAATCTACACAACTAGCAACTTTGACATAACAAAAAGCTATCCAACTTCAGCAAAAGAAAAGGGCTTTACATTATACAAAGCACCTTCAGCAAGAAGCAGGGTAAAGAAATTGACTATCAAGAATGTAAGCGTATTGCCTTTGAATAGTTTGGCAGATACCAATATCTTGATTTACGATAACGGGAATGTTTATGAATACCCTGTTGACTTAACGGCTAATTTAATTAATACGATTGAGATAAACCATGTGGTGCAAGGTTCTTATGCCCGTGTCTTATTGGACAATACAAGCGTATCAGTTGCAAGTTCTACGCTAACATGTTTTACGGGTTGCGGCGGTCGTTTACCAAATGATTGCGGATATACTAAAGGGTACAATGGTGACGGTGAAATAAGTGCAAAAGAAGGGTTTGGATTGAGTGCTGACTTTACATGTGAATGCGATTATGAAAGTATCCTTTGCGACCTTTCAAAAGTCTATATCGGTAAATTGATTTACACTAAGGCGCGGATAGGACTATTGAACGAAAGACTTTACACAAACCGCGCTACCAATTGGGTGATTTACGGTGAAGATGAGGCAAGGGCCATTAAATCGGAATTAGAACAAGAATATGTTGAAACGTGGAATACATTTGTTTCTTCGCTCCCAAACGTTCTAAAAAAATACAATGATAACGAGTGCCTGCCTTGTAAGGGTATCCGCGTTATGACAAATATTTAAAATGACACCACAACAATATAACGAACGATTATCACAATTGACCGACGATACGGCAAACAGGATAAGGGAGCGTGAATATTTTGTGGCTTCGAATAGGCTACTTGCCACGATTAAAAATAGAATACAAAGAGAGGGTAAGGATAGTTCGGGTTCAGTAATGCCCGATTACAGCACAAAGCCAGCTTATTTCAGTAAGGACGCGTTTGTAAAGAAAGGTTCGTTTAAACCAAAGGGCAAAAGTGAAACAGGCAAATTTAAGAATGGCAACACGAGGCGTTCAATGTTTATTGATACAGGGTATAAAGGATTGAAAGAAGTGCAGGGGATGGATACTAAGGTGCGCACGATTAATTATTCAGGCAGCACAATGTTATCCTACGTAATCGGTACAACAGACGAAGCGATATTGTTAGGCTTTGATAGGCAAAAAGCGTCCATTATTCGAAAGGCTCAAGAAGATAAAAACAACGGGGCGATATTTAGCGGAACACAAGAAGAATTAGCGGAATTTAATAAAAGCATAGTTGACGCAGAAAAAGAAATAGTTTTACAAATATTCAGATGATGATACTCTTAATTATAGCTTTCTTAATAGGTACGGCAACGTTTACCAAGATATTCCATTTCAGCATCCAACAGGATCAATGGTTGGATAAGTTATTCAATTGGCAGGATAGATTGGAGGCGGTGGGGCATAAAACAGGATTTTGGAATGAATTGATGTATAAGGCTGGTGGAAAATGTAGCTACTGTTTTTCTCATGCCGTTGCCTTTCTATCATTTGCCCTGTTTTGTGTGGTGTCTTATGTAGGGCTTGATATTTGGTTTTTTGTTGACGGAATGGCAATGCAGATATTGGTAAACATTATTGTTTATATGTTCTACATAGCTACTTCTACATGCCTTAATAATTTGGCTATAAACTTTCTGTAATGACTACAAAAATATTTGAGCAATTACGGGATTTTATAAAGCTAAAAAATCCATGCTTTCAGACGGGTTATGCGAACGCCTATAAAGATAGTTTGACGAGTGGAATATATGCCAAAACAGAAAAGGGTATTAAATCAATATTCCCCAATGATAACGATGGAAATTACTTCTATTTAAGAAGTGACCCGAACGCAACATTTAATTCAAAGACTGGCTTAACGGATTGTGGAATTGGTAGGTTTAATTTTGATGATAGGTTAAGCGTTTATTTGGTTGCCATTGTTAGGGACGCGGACAGTTACGCATTGATAGAGAATTTAAGGAATACGGCTTTATTATTTGGAGGTGCGAATGCAATTCCAACAGGCGCAATGTGGCAACGTGAAAATGTGGTTATAACCGAAATGCAAGGATTTGAACCTGAAGAAGTAAGCAAGGCATTGCAGCGATTGAAGAAAGAAACCATTGTAAGAATAACGTTACAATTCAATACCGAGTTTATACCCAATACTTGTTTAATAGACCCTTGTAAATGCTAACTTGTACGCCAATTGAATGTTTAGGGGAATTTTGCCAATGTGGGGATATTGTCCTTACTGCGTTATCTCCGATTACTGGCGTTCTTTTAATGCGCGGAGAATTTAACGGGGCTGTTATCGAGAAAGAAGTAAACGCTTACGCAGGGCAGCCTATTGTAGTTCCTAATGTTTTCAATGAAACCTACACGCATGTAATAGGCTTTTACAACGGTACGGAATTAGTAAACGAAACGAGATACGCGGTTAAAATAGTTTATTGCATTGATTTAGATTACGTACCAATACCCGATTTCGACATGGCAAACAGTATTATATTTTCAACGATGGCTGGTAGCGATGAGGCTACGGACAATAGGATTAACGGGCGCGTAGTAACGGGGTTGATGATAGATGATTTGTCCAAAAATACAGGATACTTCGTTGCTAATTCAACCATAACACTAACTGATGGATCTACATTTGGTAACGTGCTAACAGTAATATTCGAATAATGGGGACATCTAAGGCTCAAGTTGAAGCGTTAAACCTGACAAACCTTCCTGACAATCCAGTAGTTAAAATACGCTCTGTAAAGCATAGGGAGGTTAATAGCTATCTACTTGCTTATGCAGGCAATTGTTTTGTGATTACGGTTGGCTCCGATGGGACTTCTTTTACAAGCCTATTAATGGCAAATAGAGAGGTGGCTGCGGTTTGCATCAACGACAATATGAAAAATACGGGATTCGAAAAGGAAACAACCGAAAGCGATACCCTGACATTTACAGACGGTACAACATTATTAACAGGGGATAAAGTAACAGTTTGGTTATCTATTTAAACAACATACAATGAAAAGAATACTTAGTGCAATCTTAATCTTATCTACCCTTGTTTCTTTTGGGCAATCTACAACGTATCAAGGGACGGCAACTACTAAGGTTGTTAATCGTGGTGGACTTGTAATGGATTCTTTAATTAAGGTTCCTACAAAGGATACGCTATCTTGGTTTGGCATAAAGTCAGATTTGGTAAGAAAATCTAGTAACGGGAAACTTTACTTTTTCGATGGCGCAAAGTATGTTGAATTAGGTGGTGCTGGCACAACGCCGACATTTCAACAAGTAACGGGCGCGGATTCTTTTACTACCCATCAAATTACAACGGCGCAAATTATTGTAAACGACACTGCAAGTTCTGATGATATTGATAATTACGCCGCGGTTAACGTATTTAGAACAATTACTAGGGAAGGGCAGGACTATTGGGGCTTCAGTGATAGAACAATTATAGATGGGGGTATGAATTTAAGTGGGTATGCCGGAGTAAACAGTGGAGTTGAACTTAGGAATGTTTCGGGAATAGACCATGTTACTGCTTTTCAAGGTATACCCCAATTCCTAAATGCTAGCTTAAATTATACCGAGGGGGTGGCAATCTCTTCAAGAATGCTAGGCAATAGCCATATCGGTCAATGGCACGGTATGACTGTAGAATTCCCTGAAAATGTAACTACGGGAAATACAATCGATACGTCTTATGCCTTTAGGATATTAGAAGGTGCAGGGACGCACGTAGCGGCAACAAGTACATATGCTTTTTATGGTACGAACGCCGCGCACAAATATTTATTTGGAGGGAGAATATTTGCTCCAAACCTAAATAACATGTCTGGTGGTGCTTATAAAACAATTGTAATTGATACTGCAAATGGCGGGGAATTAAAAGAGGCTTATGTTTCTAGCGAAAACTTCGCCAACTCGGATCTATTATTCCCTGCTTCTATCCCAACTAGAATGCACAATGTGAACGGGAATGCCCTTGGTATAGAAAATGCATCGGACATAAAATTGGCAACAACTCTAGGAAATATAATCAGCATAAGCGATTGTGAATTTTCGGAGGGGTGTTATGCTTCAAAGGGGATAAACATAATGACCGTTTCAGACGCATATCCCATAAACATCACTTCTGGCGGAGCTGCCAACATCCAAGCATCAACACAACTTAATTTATCGTCTGCTGCCGATTTGGCTATTAACTCGAATAGCGGGGGTGGCTTCTATTTAGATGGATCTCTAACGACTGGCTCGGAAAGGTTGTATGTCCCTTCGCGATCTGGTGTAATTGCATTAGTTGACACAATTGTAACACAAACGGTTGCAGGGGCTATGGACTTGGTACAGGCTGGATATTATACGTTTAACACAAGCGCAGGGGCGTTGGAACTAACATTGCCGCCAATAGCAGGGAATACGGGAGCAAAGTTTACTTTTATAAACATGGCAGCACCAGCATCGGTAATTAATATTTTTACGGATTCGGGGGGTAACGATATTTGGGAGGCAGGGGTTGATGTTAATACGTTAAACGTAGATGTGGGGGAAACTGTCACGCTTTATAATAACGGAATTAAATACATAGTACTTCAGTAATGAGAAAATCTATTTTTATTATATCGACACTATTAATTCTTTTTTCGTTCTTAGGTTTAGATTGGGCTGACGGTTCAGGATTTGGTTATAAATGGATAGTTATCGGAACAATGTATATAACAGGTTGTTTAGGTATCATCTTTAATATTTTTCATAACGTTGAAATAAAAAAATAATGGAACATACTTTTACCATTCAGCAATACTTGGTATTTTTTGGATGCATTCTTTTGGGGCAAACCTTTCACTTGGTTATAAAAGCCAACTCACTTAAAAAGAAAAACATACTTTTAGGTAAGCCGTTTAAGATAGTTGATGATTTCCTACGTGTGGATAGTTTGGAGATTGTAGGGGCATTGCTGGCAGGCATTATTTGTATGGTTGCATATTCGGAATTGGTTGGCTTTTACCCAAAGCTAGGGATGGCTCAAAAGCTGCTATTTATCCTAATTGGGTATACGGGGTCTTCTTTGGTTTTAGCGTGGCTTAGTAAGGCAGATAAGGCAGCAAATAAGGCAATAAAAGAAAATACTACATTAGTTGACGATATTCTTAAAAATCAAAACGACAAAACAATGGAAGAATTTGTAATCACTTACGAATCAAACACGGATCAAGTAAAAGACCATAACGGATTGCCTGAAACTATTGATAATTACGCAGAACAAACGGGCGGCGTACACAACAGTACGGCGAAAGAAATAGTTTACGATACGGAGCCTGCAAATGTTACCTTTGTTAGATTAGATACTACGACCTATATTGCAGTACCCATCCGTAGGCCAAAATGAAATTAATTACTAAAAATAACACAATGACAATTGCAGTGGTTTCGGCTACTGCAATTGCTATATATGCCTTTTATTTGCCCGTACCAAAGGGAGAAATTGAATACTCTGATTACGCTTATAGAAATCAATTCTTTGTTTCATTATCTGTTATCTCAACCCTTCTATCATATTTTGTTAAGGCTCAAACTAAAATCATTCGTACTTGTTTAATATTGCAAATAGGATTGTTTTCGATTGTCTGTTTCAAAAGTTTTATAAGGACTGTTGATGAACATTATTCCTATGATGATTCAATATTTGGGGCATTTGTTATTTATGGTGTTATTTACTTAATTTCACCCTATGTATTACCAGCCAGTATTTACATTAAGAACCAAATAAACCAATATTGGATGAAATGGCCGACCAAACACCGAAACCAGAAGAATCGTGGCTTATAGTTCGCCTTTTCAGACTTTTAGCCCAATATCCTTTTATTGCTATTTCAGTATGGATGGCGCACAGTCAGGTACAAGATGGGAAAATAAAGGAAAAAGATAAGGTTCAAGCCGAACTAAAGCAAATAAAACAGGATAGAAAAGATAGTATTAGGGAGGCGTTTGATAAAGAGCAACTTGTTTTCTACCGAGATATTAAGCTAGAAATAGATATTAAACGGAAAGAATTAAACATCAAATATGAAAAAGATTCTATCAAAAATAAGTAGCGGGGCGAGGGCTTTGTTCGCAATGTTTGTTATTGCATGCCCTTTTATGGCTCTTAAAGGTGGAGGGCAATCGCCCATTGAATTGAACGAATATGCGCTAGAAACGGAGCGGTTAAATGACAGCATGCGAAGCGAAATCAAGGCCATCAACGACACTATTTCTATAATTGACATTCAAATAAGATACAAGGATAGTATCGATAATCTTTCTGCTAAATGAGGTATTCTATAATAATTCTTTTATTTGTTCTTTCGGGATGCTATTCTTCCAGAAAGGCTGCCCAACAAATGGAACGCGCAAAGTCCGAATATGAAATTGTTGCGTCCGACAAGTGCAACACATGGTATCCAATAAAAACGGATTCCGTATTCGTTACAGATACCGTTCTTATCCCTGTAAATAATATTGACTACACAAACATAATAGACAGTCTTTACAAGATTGCTATGAGGCAGATAAAGCCATTGGCAGCGAACGATACATGTGCTTCCAAAGTACAACCATACATAGACCAAATAAAAGATTTACAAGGGTTGGTTATAGGGCTAAAATCGTCTTACAAACCATGTGACACGGCTTACATTTTCGTGAACAATAAGGCTACTGTTACAAAAGTCAGCACGGCTGCATTACGAACACTAGAATTGAAACTTGAAAAGTCCGAAGCATCCAAATCGGCGTGGAAAACGTGGTGTATAATCCTAATTATTTTAAGTGTTATTTCTTTAGGCTTCAACTATATTTTAATTAAAAGAAAATGATCCTTCCAATATCTTGCTTAGGTGACTTTTGTTCGTGTGGTGAAATAATAATCCACGATATAATTTCGGGCATTACTGGCGAAATAAAAATGCGCGTTCAATTCGAAAGAACGATTATCGAAAAGGTTATCTTTGTTGAGGAAGGATACCCTTTTATTTTGCCCAATATCTTCAATGAAAATTACGATCACTTAGTTACTTTTCATTATAACAATCAAGTGTTGAACGGTGTGCAATACGAACTAAAAATAGTAAGTTGCGTTCAATTAGACGAACCAATAGAAAGCGAATACGATCTATCCGAATATTTATCCTTAGAATATAATTAAAATGAACCGCGAACAGTTAAATCAATCCAACCAAACCAACATTCTAAGTGCTGGGAAAGTAACCAAGAATAGACATTGGACACACAACGACAATATAGCCGACTATGTGGATGGTAGCATTGAAGCATTGCCAGAAGACGCTGCCTTTATAGGTGAGGTGGTTTCATCATCTGGGATTCAAACGGCTATATCAAACGCCAATACAGCCGCAGAAAACGCTAACGAAGCAGCATCCAACATTCCATCAACAGAAACAATCGTTTCCGCCGTTTTAGATTCTGACCCTATTAAGGATATAGAAGCAACGGCAAACGGAGCCTTACAAGTCGTTAGTGTGGAATTTGCATCGTCTATTTCACCAACAGGCGCGGACGGAGTGATACTAGCGGATAAAGACGACACTCCAAATGGTGACGGTACAGAATCACAATTTATCAGACACAACAATAAACTATTCTACCTAGTAGCGGTGGAGCAATAAAACATGGCACAAAAAGTAAAGACCCACTACAAAAATCGTACAGATTACCAATTTGTAAAAGACATCGCAAGTAGTTTTAATTCAACTAATCGAACCAACCTTGGTTTATTTGGGAGGTTCAACGAGTCGATTGTAAGCCCAGATTGGAAGGCTGCAACACCACCACAAGTTGCTTCTAATACATGGAAAAGCATAGTCCCGTTCCCCTACACAATCGGGAGGTGTTTAATAATAGAGAAAATAACAATAGAGGTATCAAGAGACTGTCAAGTTGGATTCACCTTGGCTAAAGGTAACAGTTCTCTAAGTAACGCCTTTACAAATTACATACGATGGCAGCCAAATGTAAACGGCGGTACTGTTGTGTTTGACTTCTCGGAAAATCCTTTAAGAGTAGAATACGATACTGTAGGTGCCTTTTTTTATAGCGTTACGGGGACGGGAACCGTTGCGGGTATTAACTACGCTATTTCCGCAGAGTGGTACTCGGTTGCTAATGATTCCAATTACAACGCGGACTATCATATTGGATATATGGGCGATAGTTTTTGTAATGTGAGTGCGGACTTGGAGAAAGAATACACCAATGACGGTACGACCATTACAGGTAGTTGGACGATAATGACCCAACAATATTTAACGGGGCTTGGTATTGACACGTTTAGAACAAATATAGGGCAAGGGGGTAGTAATATAGGATATTGGAGAGAGTTTGCTAGAAATGGTTTATTTAGACGGTGGAGTCCAGATATTGTATTTTGTAATGTTGGAATAAATGAAGGGACTGCAAACATAGTTAGCGGAACATCAAAATTATATTACAAAGAATTAATTAGATTATATTTCCTTCAAAATCCTAGTGGTTGTTTTTGTATGCTAAATGTTGCTGATAGTGACTTGTCGGATAAAATAGCACTGGTGCCAAGCGGAACACATGTTGGAAAGACGTTCTTGGTTGCAATTAGAGATGTGCTAAGAGAAGTCTATGCAGAAATGTTGGTAGAAATGCCTGATATAGATTTGATATTGGCAGACATCAACCCTGCAAACACATACAGTTCAAGTGTTGCCGCAAACTATGTAGAGCAAACCGCAGGAACAAGATTACACCCCAATTGCGCACTAGGTCAACCTAAGTTAGCGACTGTCGTAAATGCTGCAATGGCTACTTCAAAATTTGTCCTTAAACATACGAATCCATGAAAAGCGATAGCAAACTAACATCAATAAACGGAACGATGCACGTAGTAGGTAGTGAAAGCAAAATGTTGGAAGTTGGCAGTAAAGATGTAACGGCGGTTAAAAAGTTGCAACACATCTTGAGTGAATTGGGCTATGGAAAATTTGATATGACTGGCGTGTTTGGCGAAAAGACCAAAGCTTCGGTTATCGCATTCCAAAAGGCAAACAATTTGAAGCCTGATGGCATTGTTGGAGAATTGACAGTGCGCGTGTTGAAAAACGGACTGCCAAAGCCCGAAGTTGTTACGTCCGACAACCTTTCGTTACTTGCCTTACAAATTGCCAAAACACAATTGCATGTTCGTGAAAAGACAGGAAAGAACGATGGGGAGGCAGTCGAAAGTTATTTGAAATCTGTTGCACTTGGTAAGGGTTACGCTTGGTGCGCTGCATTTGTATATTGGTGCTTTTCTGAAGCTGCGAAGCAATTAGATGTACCTAATCCGCTTTATAAAACGGCTGGCGTGTTGCACCATTGGAACAACACTAAAGGATTAAAGACTAAAACTAATCCACAAGCTGGAGATATATTCATAATGGATTACGGAAAAGGGAACGGGCATACTGGAATCGTAGAGCGTGTTGTAGGGGACATTGTACACACGATTGAAGGAAACACAAACTCCGCCTCATCGCGAGAGGGAGACGGAGTTTATTTACGTGCTAGAAAAATGAATACAATTGTAGGCTATATTAGATATTCTTAGGTCAACGCAATTTTGCGCTCTCCTATTTTGACGGCATGAAATTGTGCCATGAGATTAGCCGACCTGCGTAATTGCAGGTCGGCTGTTTTTAATCTAGTGTGACTTCACACATCCTATCAATTGAGTACCAATAGGCTTGTTTGGACATGCCTTTATTTGGGAGCGTTTTAAGTGCCATTGCGCTACCCTTGAATAACGGTGCTTTGGCTTGTAATTTCAACACGCCCCCTATTGTTAGGTTGTCTAATTGTTCAATTGTTGCCTGAATGAAGTTGCTATATTGTTCTTCGTTTTCGAAGTAATCCTTTAATGGAAGTTTGTTATTCATTTGCTGTTTATTTATTAGGTGGTGGGTAAAGAAGGGAAGCTGTTAAGTATGTACTTTTTTGTTGATAATAAGTCGCAACTATTACCGTCCGTTGACTCTAATTCGCAGCCATCTTTAAATGCTTTTTCAATAGCTGCATTCATATCTTCCAAAGTAAACATCTTGTCTTTTCTATCTGCTTCCTTTGCTTCGTATCCAGCTATGAAATCTTTTTCGCAGGCATCAACAAGGTCTTTGTAATCTTGTCCTTTGTAATTTGAAAATTCTTTTAGGGCATGCGCTTTTGCTAATTCTTCTTTGTTCATTTTTGTGATTTTAAAAGGTTGAGTATGTATTCTGCGCCTTGGATGAAAGAATTATAATAGTCAGAATACACAGAAGCATTATTCTCATGTTCTAATGGGTTGCGAGCAGAAGTGTCTGCTTTACTAATTATTTCATCTTCGGTAGGTAGGGTTATTTCTTTTAGCCAATGGGTAATGTTTTTTTTGAATTCCAAAGCAATTTTGCCCATTAGCAAAAACCTCGTACTCCATGACTTCACGGTAGCCATTCCTTATTATAAAATAATACCCAGGCAGTTTTGGCAATTCTTCTTCTATTGGTACTTGAATAAATACTTTCATATCGTTTTTGTTTTCCCTATTGCTTAGGTGTGGGGTTAGTTGTTTTCGGCTTGATATTCTTCTTTTGTTGCAGGGATAACGCCTTTGCCTTTTATCGCTTCGTTATAATCTTTTTCTAATAGGCATATTCTATTTGGCTGCTTAGATTTTATGTATAGTATCAAACTTTCGGCGCACCACATGTTCGTTTCAGGGCTATCGAACCATTCCATAAATATTTTATCAAAGTCCTTTTGACTTGGAAAGTCAGTCACTAGGTCAAATATTCCATTACAAACGACCCTTATAACAGTCAGCTTTGTAATTCTAGGCTTAATCGTGCCTGTTTTTCTTTTCATGTTTCCCATTTCGTTCTATTTTAAGTAAGGGTTTCAAAGTAAAAAATAACTTTATTTTCAGTTTCCGTTACAAGCCCGTAACGTTTGGCAAACTTGTATTGGGTGCTGTATTGATTGAGGCTGTTTATGAATTGTCCGATTATTCTCCTAAATTCTTCTAATGATACCGAACCTTTCATAATGTTGCAAGATGCACACGATGGATTGTAGTTCGCCTCATGCTCGTTTTGAGGCTTGTTGCAGGTGTTTGTCCACCAGTCACGAACTATTGGCTCTATGTGGTCAACATGCCATCCTTTTTGCAATTCACAACCACAATAGGCGCACTTCCCATCGAACTTATCGAATACTATTTGCCTTTCGGATTTCTTCATTTTAAGTAAGGGTTAATAGGTTGGGGTGCGTTGAGAATGCTACCTTTTGAAATTTGTGGATCATCTCCTTTCCATGATATAAAGCATTTTGCATGATCAGCACACAATTTCTTTTGCTCCGTACACCCTTCTTCAAAGGCTATTGATGCAAGATGATAAGAATTGGCTTCTAGGTCGGATAAGAATTTAGCTATCTTGTTTACATTGTAGTACATCATTTGTTGCTCAATAGTCTTATCGTTTTCGCCAAAATAGCTGCGTAGTTCTTTTGCGTACTTTATCAATTCAGTTAGCTTTGCCATTGTTATTAGTGTTGAAAGTGTTAGTGTAGTAGGTTTCGGCTTGGCGCGTAATTGATTCAAGTTCTGTTTCGCATAAATCCATTCCGCAATTTCCACGACTGTTTTCGTTTTCACAAGCTATCCATGTGTCAATTACCATTTGCTTTTCGTCTTCTAATAGTTCTTTCACCATTAATAAGCAGTCTACATAAGCACCTTTTATTCTTCTGTTATGTTCGGTATTGATGGGAATTGCTTTGTGTTTTTCTTTTAGTTTTTCAATAAGATATTGTATCGCGGTCTTTGCCATAGTTTTTCTTTTTGGTGTGTGATTAAAGTGGTGTGATGCTAAACTCTACTCGTGGGTTGATTTTGTCAATAAACTTTTCGGCTACTATTTTGGCACAAAGATTGTCGTTGGTAATTGCCTTTGCTTTCTGCAACATATCGAGTAATACTTTCATGGCATTGTCCAAATCTGAACGCTTACTAGGATAAAACACCCGAACATTAAACTCAAACATGGTATCAATATTTGCGTTTCTGTATGCCCCACATTGCCATAAAAAGGATTCCTCGTACTTCTTTAAGGCTGGTGTCTTTGCAAGCGACCCATGCCCGTTTAAAGTGATAATCTTGTAGCAGTTTGATTTACTTGGCACGTTTCCTGGAATCGTTACCGTTCCCACCTTCCTGTACTCTTCTGCTGTTAATTGGTCTTTCATGGCTTAAAATGGTGGTTTAAAATTTAACCCTAGTCAAAGTCTGTTCCTCATCAGGTTCGGTTTCGTGAACATACCCATCTGGAAACTTTATTCGTAATGTAATGGGGTTGTTGTCAACTACAAGAGCATCCCAAAATTTCGTTTGAGAATTGTATCTCATTTGATATTTAACCATTTTGCCAATCTCGAATAATTGTTGGTCTTTATTTTTGTTATCCATTTTCGTGTTATTTTTATCGGGCATCTACCCGTAAGTGATTAAGAGGGGATAATTTATTTTGTTATAGCCACTCACCATCTTTTCGGACGTATTGGCTGCGCGTTATCGTCACTACTTCACCTGTATCTTCATCCACAAAATCTTCGTTCCAATTTACTTTCCCCATTAAAGCTATAGCGGTTTTCTTAGGACGTTTAGATAAGGTTATTTCTTCCTCCGCCTCGGTGTACCATTGTTCTTTATCGGAAAGCAATAGCCCTTCTTTTCGTAGTTCTATTATTTCGGCATTCAACGCCTTAATTTTTTCCTTGTTTTTAGATATTTTGGATTCCAACCTTTCCCTTTTTGTCATATTTTTTAATTTTAATAGTCGCAAGAACCGACTGGTGAAACATTGTTTTAAAATAACTCGTTCATTCCTTTTTTCTTTCGCCGCGTTTGGGCATGATGAAATTTATCATGGCTTAAATGGTGGAGTTGGCAAAGTGCTTTAAGGTTTGAATACTCATTGTTCGCTATGTCGTGGTCAAGATGTGCAATTGTCAATACTATTTTAATTGCCATTTGATTTGGATTGCCCGTTGATGGCTCTATCCCTTCGTAACAATCGCACTTTAAAAATTCGCCTGTTTCTTCATCGAAAATGTTGCCATCAACATCTTGAAAAACTTTTCTTCCCGACCCAAATAACGTTCCTCTAAATACAGCCTTGCCATTTTCCACACCGCATTGTTCACATTTATTGCCAGCCCGTTCTAAAATGTCGGGGCGTATTTTGCTTTTCCAATCTTTAGGATATTTTGAATAATCGCATGGCATATCTAATAAAAATTAACTGGTGAAACATTGTGTATTCTGAAATCAAAGAAGCCTGTATCCTTTGGGATTATTTTAGATGATACCGTACCAATCGCCGAAGCAATGGCAACTATCGGATAGCCGTATTTTTCGGACAATTCAGACTTTTTTGTTCCGCTCATAAATTCATGGTACATTGCTTGTTTTAATTCAACGGGGATGTTATAGTGTACCCTTTGTTTGTTGTGCTTTGCCATTGTCGGTTAGTTTTGGAAGCATTCTAAGCCATGAGTTATTGCCAATGTCCATTCGCCTCGGTCAATCGCTCGCTTATTCATTGCTCTGAGTTTTGGAATTATACTTTTTAGTGTTGCCTTTGAGTTTTCGCCGCGTTCGATGGTTTTGTTATAAACCAAATTACCGTCCATATCTTCGATCTTTACGGTGTAAGATTGCGTTCTATCCCGTTTCAATCCTAACCTAATAGCTCGCATGTGGATAGCCTTAAATGACCGTCCGTATTTCGCCTCCAATGCTTTTTCGTTCATTTCTGGGTAATCCGTAACGATTGACATTAATTCGTTGAGCGTCCACAATACATTCTTCTTTTCACCTTGATAAGTCATTGGTAGCCCCATTCGTTTTGCCTTTTTGCTTACTGAAGAATAAGGGCGGTTGTATTTAATTGCCAACTCATTGCTGGTCATATTTGCCCAATCCTTTTCAAGTGAAATGGTTTCTGAATATTTCCATTTATTTGATACCATCTTCTAAGTTTAAATTGGGCTACCGTTATTAGTGGTAGCCCGTGAGTGGTTATTTGATATTTTCGGTTCTTAATATCTTGCCTAGTTTTATTCTAAATACATCCCCTTCCCAATTGTCGCTCCACCTAGGAGCCGCTTCGCCAACATCTATACCTAAACATTCTATTTCAATTGTTGGGGCATTGGCTGCATATCCGTTTTTAAAAATTATCGTATCAAATGATTTTATATTGTGAGACACTACCTTATGCCTATCCATAATATCGCCACCAATTTGACCGAAATAAGCGGACGTTAATCGACCCATCCAATAATGTTTGATCTCCCGATATTCCTCCTTTTTTTCACCCGAAAGAATCATGTCAAACCACTTCTTTTTAAGCGTTAATTTTAGAGTTGACATTGTCTAGTTTTTAGTATGTTTTTCGATTAACTTTTCAATTATCCACATGCAATCATGTAGGTGCTGGAGGTCGCAAGATTCTTCGTAGTTGTAAAGAAGGTCGGTAGCGTTATTCCTAAGCATTCTTTGTAGTTCGGTAATTTTTGGCGTGTCCAAATCTTTCACCTCTACCTCTTTTGTTTCGGGTGTGTGGCGTATGAAGTGGCGGTTAGTAAAAGGATTTATTTCTACACAAACATCTTCACCAAATTCATCTCGTATTGTTCCGCTTTGACGTGACTTGTATTTTTGTCCTGCTATGAAATATGGCTTTTGATTGCCAAGTGACGCATCTTCCACACACCTAAACTCATCCCCTACTTTTATTGATGTAATGGGTTCGGGTTTATTGTCTTCTTTATCCTCTTTTAGTACGTATTTTTTGAATTGTTCGAAGGTTATTTCTGTGTGCCCTTCTATCTTTTCTATTTCCCACCAACCATTGTCATGATGGTATCCTTCCGAGTTTGCGTAATGGCTGCCAAGTTCTTTGAAGTTATTATCCGTTAGCTTTATGCACCACTTTTCAGGCAGCACAAAATCTTCTTTACCCTCTAATTCCTTTAGAAATAGCTTTACTGATTGGGTGGGGCGTTTAGATTTTGCCACCCAGCCCCAATGTTCGCGGTCATCGTTTGCCTCAAAGAATCTGTTCTGTTGAAACGTCTTATTGAAAATAACCGAGGTTGTGTCTTTTGGGAATGCTTTCGTTAAAACCTTATCTAATTCTTCCAACGTTCCATCATTTTCAACAGCACATTCTCCATTTGATAGTTGTGCAATAGTGAATGGCTTTGGGTCGATGGCTGCGAAGAAATGATCTAAATTGATTTGTTCGCCAAATGGCTTGTCTGAAAAGTAAATAACTCTATCACTTAATTGCCCATAATAAGCTGATTCAAATCCAAATGAATCATCTCCATAGAAGGCGATATTGTTAATCCACTCTTTAAACTCTCCCAATCTAGGATGTAATGATTCACTCTTAATGTCTACGCACCAAGAGGTAGGTAATTTTGGTTTGTTCATTTTGTATAAATTAGAAATGTGGACTAATTATATTTTTTCGAGGTGTTCTTTTCGAATGCTGAAGGTTTCGCCGGATTTATTCTTAGCGAGATATACTTCGCCGTGATCGGTATTGTAAACCCAAACTGTTTCCCCAATTTTGGCAATCTCCTTTCCTTTCTTTCCTTTATCTATTAGCATCTTGTAGGGTATGGGTTCTTCGGGCATCAAAAAGGAATTTGTGGATTTTCGGGAGATGGTATATTTAGCTTTGCCTCTTGAATGCCTAATAGCCGAACGGCATCTTCTTCCATGTTGGAAACGTCAACCGAATTATAGAAGGCATTTAGCAAGCCAGCCACCAATTCTGTAAAGCCCTTTGCATCGCTACAAGTATCTGGCACTTCATCAGACTTCAGGTAGTTTGTGGTAACAACATAATCTTCGTTGTCAATTGCGGAGCATCCAGCCGAACACATCATAAATCCATTATCGTTCTTTGCTGTTGCTGAAATGAAATATCTTTTTGACATAATATTTTTGGGTAAATAAAAAAGGAGACCTCATAGAAGCCTCCCTTGTTTTGGGTTAGTAATGTTAGATGGATTTTGATATTCGATTTTCGCTTTTATATTTCTCAACTATGTTCCTAAATGTGGTTTCTCTGAATGAAACTTTGTAGGCTAGTTGATGGAAATCTTCGGCGGTTACGAAGTGTTTGTTTTTGTGAATCATTGGTGCTGGCTTTATTATATTCACATGCCCCTGATTGGGATAAAGTGGATTGTTGAAAGGTTCGTAGTAAGCCAAACCTGCATGTTTTGGAACTTCGCTAACAGAAACCATGCCTTTTGGAACAACGAACATAAAACGGTTTGAACTACCAATACCTTTGCCTATACACTCGTGTTTATTCTCTCCCCAACGGTTCTTTTTGAAGTCGTTAAAAAAGTCGGATCGGCTAATCTTTATTTCAAACTCCGTTATGTATCCGCTTTTCTTCAACAGCATTACATCCATTTCATAAGAGCCTAAATAAAAGTTGCGAAGTATAATATCCCCATTCCTGCCCTGATCCAAATACCTGTAAACATTGATGGTAATCTCATCTGATAGCTTCATGTTTCATTATTTAGATCAGAAAGGCAAATCGTCCCCGTTTGCGGAATCAGGCGTATTCAGTCCCGCCACACTTGATTGATTTTGCTGTGGTGATGTGTAGTTTTGTTGGGGTGGGTATTGGGCTACTTGTTGCGGTTGGGAAACATATTGTTCCTGACCTGTTTTGTCAATTTTGTAAGCCGTAAGATTAGTAAAGAAACGAACAACGCCATCCTTTTCAACTTTATTGGATTTAATGTTAAAATTGATTACTACCTCATCGCCAATCCTAAAATTATCGAGTACCGATGTGTTGTTATTGATACATTGAAAAGCCTCTAAATGGCTGTAATATTGACCTGAATTTTGATTGAGTTCTTCAATCTCGATTACTACATCTCGTTTGGCGAATTTGTCCGTTACTTGTTCCGTCTGCCCAATATGGCTAATGAATCCTTTTGTTTGCATTTGATTGTTTGTTTTTGATTGTGATTAAATAAGTTTGTCGAGTTGCCCCATCATATCGTTCCACGCCTCAATAAATTCCGCTTCTGAAATTTCCGTACCTAGATTGTGGGCATATGAGTGACCAATTGTATCAATACTGATATTCCCGTCTTTATCGGATTGGAACTCGTATATCTTACAATGGCATGTTACCCCCGCGCCCCTAGTATCATATACATCTTCCTCTCTCACCTCGATTACTTTGGCATACTTAAACCAGTAGTCAGATTTCTTTTTAGGCTGGCTATAGCTATTTTTATATTTGAAGCACTTTCCTTCAAGCTTTTTAAACTTGGGGAAGTGTTTTTGCCGTAACACCTTAGCCTCGTTTTCAGCTATGTCATTAAGTTTTTTTTGCAATTGCTCTTTCTTATTCATTTGATTGTTTGTTTTTGATTATTAGAAAATAGTTTTATGACCATGCTTTTGCTTGTACTCAAAAAATGCTATGTACCGTAATCGCCTAGCATTGAAGATTATCTTCTTGTATTCCGTAATTGGTAATGCGCCAGTTTCTTCCAACGAGGCGGTAATTTTCATTATCTCATTTAATGTTGACTTATCTCCTTTTTTCTTCGCCTGCTCCGTTTTTCGCCAATACAATTCTTCCTTAGATTGTGCCAACCACATTTTCCATCGTTCACCGCTAACATGCTTTATTGAGTTATCCCGTATCAAAAAGAAATACTTGAATGTTGCAAACCCGATTAATTCTTTGCCATGTGCGAGGAAAATCCGGTAATCATTCTCTATTGCTTCAACCGTTTGCTCAACGGTCATTTTCGGTGGTGGCTCGCTTGCCTTAACTTTCTCGGCTTCGTACCTTTCTTTAGCTTCTTTTCGCGCCTCCGATTTCAGATACTCCCGAACAAAACCAACATAGCTTTTAGGATTAAGCCCGAAATATTTTCCGTATTGGTCATAAACACCATTCCGTATCGCTTGCCTTATTTCTTCAATCGTAACGTCTGGAAATAAATTCATCAACGTAGCGTAAGTTTCATTGGCTTGAACCAGTACAGTGTTTTCATCAATAACCTGACCCGAATTATTGTGCGCTTCCACTATAAAGCTGATTATTTCGTCACTACACGATAACGGGGTCATGTTGCAAATCCTTGGTGCCAACGCTGCCCTTATGAACTCTTGCTTTGATAAGTCCAACGACTGCAATATTTCTTCGTTCCTTGCCTTCGCTACCTGCCTATTGGTTGTTGTTATTTCTTTCATGGAATAGCCTGTTTTTTTCTTTAGCTGATATGTTGGCGGTTACGTTCTTTTGTAGTTTGGTTTCGGGCGCCTTGCCCATGCTCAAATGTGGTGGCGGTTTGCTCTTATCTTGTTTCGGCAGCCAGTTCCCAAAGTGGCTTGCCCATTTCTGCAAGGAGTACTTGTAGATAAATTGGTTGGCTAAAAAAAGATTGAACTCGTTTGCCCAATCTCTTAAAACTTCAACCGTAATGTAGTTTCTTATACAGGCTGCGTGTGTTGCTCTCTCGTGTTGGGGTGAAAAGAAAGTGCTCAAGCATTCTTCTGTATTGATTTCAAAATAATCCGATGTGAACATAATTTCCCTTTTTTTAAGTTTGTTTTCATGGAAGGGATAGGGTGTTAAAAAGTCCTTTGGGTACCAATTGCGGATACACGTTTATGTGACAACGTTCAAAACAAACCGCATTACTTTTAATGCAAAGGCGTGGATACCTTGCCAAAGGATTTACTTTAGATATTTACTATTACTAAATCTTCAAACTCTTTCAATTGTGCGTCAAAGATTTCGTCTGTACGGATTGAAATCAATTCCTCTAGTTCGGGAGATTCAAACCAAAAATGCGCTCCTGCGTCCGTAAGTTCCAAACAGATTTCTACCATGAAATCTTCGTTCTTTTCGCCTTTGAAAATCGGTAGGCTCAACACAAAGTTTACGGGCAAATTGCTATCCACTTCTTTATTGAAGTTTTGCGTTTTGTTGCCGCGCGTGTCACTTGCACTTACATGTTCGGTTTTCCCTGTTGCCTTAAAGGCTTGGTAAGAAGTTAGGATGTTCAAGTGAACCTCCGAACTTTTGAAGAACCGCCTAGTAAAGCGCAATAGCTTAACCAATATTTCCCTGCTAAATTGCTGATTGGTGTTTATGCCAAATTGCTTTAGTTCGTCCGTAATCATTAGTGAACCTTTCACCGTAGCACCGTAAGGATTTTCGGGGTCAACGTCTATACGAATGTTTCTATTTGCCTTGTCGGTATAGACAATTGCTTTATTCAGATAAACGCCCTGCGTTGAGTGTCCGCTTTCGTCACGCCTCTTTCTAAGGTAGTTGGAAATAGTGTTTATATCTCCCGAAATGCTAACAACCTTTGGCTCTTTAAGCGGCAAGGCTGCACCCGTGCGAACTTCCAATGTCTTTTGTTCGCCTAAAATATTCAACTCTAATTTTTCGCTCATAATTATGATGCTTTAGTGATTTGGAAAACTGTTTTTTGTTTCTCGGTAGGACGTAGGCGGCGTGTGGAAATAAGTTCGGCGTTTTCGTTGTAGGTTTCCATGAAACCTGTATCGTGATTTGCAAGATGGTAAAGCGTACCGTTAATTTCGGACTGCTTAGTTTTAACCTCGGTAAGCAAGATTGTGTTCTCTTGCTGTAAGGGTTTCATCTTGTCTTTGAATCCAGCCTTAATGTCGGCAAGCTCTTCGGAAAATCCAGATAACTTAATCTGATTATCAAAGTACAACTCCCGTTTACCATCAAGTTCATCTTGAGTAAGCGGTTTGTAATACGTGGTAGTTTCGATACTGTCCGCGCTGTCCGTTAAGGCTTGCAACCTCATGTGTTCGGGAACTTCATCCATCAATGTTTTTTGCATTGTATTTATATTTAAAAGTGAAAAATGAATCTTCTATAAAAATTAAAAGCACCACTAAGGTGCTGTGAGTAAAAAATGTGAAACTTTACCTAGTTCCGATTCCGTTAGTTTTGGGAGTAGCAATTGTACTTTATCCCGAATGTATTGTGCTGTTTTTGCCTCCTTCATATACCGTTCTAGGTTGCCATCTAAAGCTCCGTGATGAAGGGCGCACAGAAATATTACATTGTCTTGGTCGGTATCTACTGACTTAAAAATCTTCTTGCAAAGCAAATGTGCTACGGGTGTGCGTGGATTGATAGTTTGGCTCATATAAAGCGGCTCCTGACACTCTTGGCAGCTATGAGGCATAATGTTCAACTGCTCGTTATAGAACTTGCTTAACCGTTTCTTGTTCGCTATTTTATCAGGTTCGGCAGCCTTAGCTTTTAAAGATAGTTTTTTGATTACGTAGGGTTCCTTCTTGGGCTTTTCTATACCCATTGCTTTTTTATGTAATGTGCAGAAAGTGTCGGGTGTGGGTACTTTGCAGCCTCCAATCCATGAGCAACTCATGGGTTAAAAAGGTTGAGTATTTTCATAACCTCTCGTGTGGTTTCGCTTGAATTGGTGGTTCGCAAACGATACTTCAAGTCTACTATTTGAACACCTGTAAGGCTTAACTTAACATCGTGAACATCATTGTAAAAGGTGCTCTCAACCAATTTGAATTCATCACGTTTTGCAAAAGCCATAAAACCTTTATTGCCGTTAATCAAGTCTATACCCATGTAGCCCATTTCATAAGCAGCTCCACACGCTTTGTTTTCAGTCCAACCAACGACACCAACATTATTTCCATCGGTTACGATTTCTCCGACTTCAAAATGTTTGTGTTCCTTCTTTTCGTAAGACTCTTTTTGTTCTTCGGCGTAAGCTTCTTTCATTGCAGCCAAATTCTTTTCGATTTCTTCTATATGTGCAATCATTGTGTATTTGTTTATTTAATTAAAAAAGCCCCTTCCTAGAAAGAAAGAGGATAAACAGCAGTTAATTTAATTGCTGAGGGGTAAGGTTATTGGGGTGTATAAGAAATAAAATATTTTGTATCCCAATCAGTTTGTTCTTCTGTTTCTTTGTTAGAATGTGCCTTCAAGATAGGGCTACCTGAAATTTTAAAGCCCCATTCTGTTATCATTTCGGGCTTGCCCGTAGAGAAGCTGTGGCCAGTTCCTGTTGGGTCTGAAAAAGAACTGTGAACAGACATTTGTTTTTTGTGCTTTGCTAATATTACGGAGTAAACTTCCGCGCTTGTTTCTATCCACATTTTCGATTAATTTTAAAGTGTGATTTATTCTACTATTGTAGCTTTTAATTCCTCGTCATGGTGGGCTAGTAATCGAATGCTGTTTGTTCGTTGGGCGCGGGGATGTGTGCCGATAACATGTTTGCGGCGAAGTGTGCAATCTTTTCTAAGTATTCCATAAAGTCAACGGTTGTTAGTTCCGTTGTAGATTGTGGTAATGTAAGGCTATGCCCGTTTTCTAATTCGACCTCTTTTAGATTGAACTCCTTTTTTAGAAATTCATGGGTTTCATTTTCGCTCAAAGGGTGTCCAATGTCTTTAAATCCCTGCTTTACCAAAGGGATCGTAACGCCCCAATAATATGCGTTTTGGGGATTGCTGCGTATCTTTCGCTTTACTTCCAACGTCATCTTTACAGGTGCGTCTAAATGACTATTGCACCATTCTGTTATTTGCGACCTAAGCGGTATTGATAGAGTGCCATTAAATAACACCCTACCATTTAATTCTAGCTTATTCATGGCTATTTCAATGATACTTTTAATGCTGTTGTAGATGTTTTAATAGGCTTGAACATTCGCTCCAATTCCCCCGTTTCTCTGTTTAAATATTCCATGCCAGCATCGGGCAAATTTTGTAGAAACTTTTTCCTTTCATCAAGTTTTGATTTTGCCGTTTCAAATTCAGATAATAGGTTAAGATATGTTTCATCATTGCATCCATCGTAATTGTAACTCGTGCCAACTTCACCAACCGAAAAACTAGCATTGTGCAAATCAAACTTTTTACCATGCTTATCGGCTGCATCCATTAAAGCGGAATTGTAACGATTCGCAAATTCGATGTTATCCTTATTCTTTTTGACGTCACGGCTGGTTAATCCTTCGATGATACTTTCCATTGCCTTAACCTGTAAGTGTACTTGTAGGGCATCCACTTCGCCGTTTTCTATTTGCTCTATTGTTTGTCGAATGAAATCGGAGCGTTCTTTCTTGTTGGTTTCGAATAGTGCCAGCATTGAAGTGGCTGAAAATTGTAAATCTTGCATGTCTAATTATTTTGTGTTTCAGGTTTAGGTTTAAGTTCGTTGAATCTTATAAATCCAGCGGCTTTGAATACTTCGTTATTTATTACGTAGGTTGATAGCCCTTGCTTTAGAAAAGTCAAATCTTCAACCGATGTACAATTCTTTAGATTTTCAAGCGCGTTTTCAAGTTCTTCTTTATTCAATGCAGCCATGTCAACACCTGTATCGCACCACTCCCTTATCATCACTCCAGTTTCTTCGCTCGGTGTAAATGGTGGATTTCCCATGAATAGGCCAGTACGGTCTTTTAGGGCGTTCGCATTGTGCTTTATATCCAATTCTAGGTTGGCGGTCAACTCATACTCAAACCCTTCCCTAGTTTCTTCCTTTAATCCAGCTTTATTAACTACCGTTTTATTCCCGTCCTTAACCATGTCGTAATCTTGTTTACGCCTTACGGTCGTTATCACATGGCAACTGCATTGCAATATTTTATCAATAAACTTTTGGTGTCTCGGCGTTACCTGCGCCCAATTGGTGAAACTATTCCCTGTCATTGAGCCATGAATGTCCAGTATGCCGCCTTTCCCGTTCCACTCGTGGGTAATGCTGTCAATTATAATACACTCCATGCCTGCCGCCTCACATGCGGTTATAGCTTGTATGTATCTTTCGGGGGTGTACGGTGCTTGCAATGGAAGCACATTGTAATCTCCTAGATGTGCATATAGGTCAGCACTATTATTTTCGGTATCAATGATAGCTACCTTCGATAAATCGCCCGTTAATCCCTTTGCTATGAGTATAGCGGAATATGTTTTGCCTCCACCGCTTACGGCTGAAAGTCCTAGTTTTATTTTAGCTTTTTGGCGTGTAGCCTTTCTAAGTTCCATAATTTATTTTTAAAGGGGTTATATAGTGGTGGCTTGTTTGATTAGGTCGATTGCGTCTAAGCACAATTCGGAAGCATAATGTGAAGCATGTTCGGCATTAAATTCTTCTACCATCTTTTTAAGCATCTCCAAAAGTTGAGGCGCGTGTGCGATGAGTTGAGCATTCGCTTTTGTCGTTTTCTTGCTACATCCTAAAAGCCCATTGCTAGTAGTTGCACCCAAGTAGTCGCCCCACCCGAATTCCATATTGGCTAATATGTCATAAGAAACCGAATCATTGTCAAGTAAAACTTCTTTAATTTTCCAGCCCCCTTTTGTTCCTAAGAATTCCATCGTTAATTATTTTTGATTGTTATGAATATTTAAGAGCCTTACTATTTCGTGAGGCTGCATTTCCTCTATTGGCTTTGGTTGTTCGTCTGTTATGTTCATTTTATTATTTTAAATCGTTAAGGCATTTGATAACCTCTCGCCAGTAGTCAATTTCTTCTATCCCGTATATGTTTTCAATCAATAGTGATACAGCGAGTATTGCGGACTTCTTTGCGACGTGTTTGCTCGCAGCGTAGTTGTTAATAGGTTCACCATCGGCATCTTTCCCAACGCCTGTAAATATTCTAAACTCATTTCGTAGTGATATGGCATGTTCTTTTGGTGTAGAGAACGTTTTGCTAGTCATGCTAATAATTTTTTAAGTAACCCGTGCAGCCAAATAGCCACCCTTAAAAAGAAAAAAGCCACCATTAACGGTAGCGATATAGATAGTAACTCGGTAAGTAATTCTTTCATTGCTTCTTTCGGGTTTTGCAGTAAACGTAAATAACAGCATACGCTATAAAAGCCGCTATAAAAGTGGCAAGCAATCCCATTGGTGTAATTCCGCTTAGGTCGTACATGATTGTTTAGTTTTTATGGTTTTTATAAGTTCTTCCAAACAAGCCAATCGCGCTTGTTCGTAGGTTTCATGACCTCCCGTAACTATGTGTCCAATAAGGTATTCATAGTCAAAGAAAGCCTTTTCATATACCCTATCTATATAAGAAAACAGATTATGCTTATCTCTAAACCAATCAAACGCCTGTTGCCATAACGGGGCTGCGCACAAGTCATTACAGAAAGAGCCTCCATTATACCTGTCTTCTGAGTTTCGGTAAGGTTTATAGTTCTCGTAAATCCTTAATGAAGCCATCCCATATTTTGTCAAACACAGCCCATCAAAGCCTAATTCTTTAAGTTTAAGCGCTATTTCGTAGGGCACAAATTGTTCTCTCATGGCTTAATGATGTTGTAATAATTCTGAATGATTAAATACGGTGTCTATGTGATTCATTATTGCAGGGTGTATATCCTCTAGTAAGTCAATTGATTCAACCAATGCCGCGTGTAAGTACTCGTCTGTAATGTCAATTGATAGTATCGTGTTGCCACTTGTACGGTGCCACTTGAATATCCTAGCATCGTATTCGTATCGGTCTTTTTCTTCGATACCGTTGTCCGTTGCCTGACCTTTAATGTGTAGGTCGAACTTCTTTACTTGTTCGTCTTTTAGTAATTTCCCGTTCCATTTAGTTTCAAAAATGGTAATTTCGAAATTGAATTTGCGTGTGTTTCTGGACATGGATTAATTTTTAGGTTCGTTACTTAATGTTTTTGACGATTTCTGATTGTAAAAACTGTTTACAAAATCATTCATTGCATCATGTGGATTGTCGCCGTACCCAACTATGCAGTCATTCGGCAATGTCCCATACAGGAAGCAGAAACTGTCGCCATCTTGAGTAAGTGTTGGATTGAATGTTTTTATTATACTCAACCTTCTTTCAAGGTCTTGTTGGTTTTGGATTTCGTCACCTATCTGGGCACCTTTCCAATGGTCAAAATCGATTTTCATGGCTTAAATAATTTTAGATAATAGTTCTTTAATAAGTTTGTGCAACCGCTCAACATCTAATTCTAGTTGTGCTATTGCATTCTCGTATAGGGTGCACTGTTCCATTAATTAGGATTTAGGTTCGTTATTTAATCCAAGAATTGATTTTATCTGTTCGTTACATGCTGACATGTAGTTTTTAATAGCCTCGCCATCTTGATACCACTCTGTAGCCATTCGTCTTTTCTCTAATACTTGCATTAATTGAAACAGCTGGTCTGTATTATAATTTTTAGCGGCATTAACGCTGTTTCTGAATTCATGATTAATAATTGATTCTTGTGGCATCGTAATTAGTTTTTATGGGTTAGTGATTAGTTTTACATCCATACATATCCCTCTTCGGGAACTTCGCCTATCCTTTCGTTTGGCTGTATTTCAGCATCTCGAATGAATAAAACATTATCCTCTTTCTCGTATTCGGGAACAGTTTTGTATTCCCCGTAGGCTGTTTCTTTCTTTTGCTCGATGTACCCTTTCTCTTTTTTTCCCCAATCGCAATTCCTGTGAAATCCAGTTGCTTGTTCTATCGTTTCGCTTTCGCTTATAGAATAGTCGTTACCACAACATGTACAAGAAACCCTATCTGGATTGTGCCCGAACCTATTGTAAAAAATAACTTTTGCTTCATCTTCTTGAGCTTCTATGTATATGTTTTCATACGGTGGCTCCTTCGTGCCGCCTCCGCTGTGCATATCCCAAAAATGTGTCCACTTAGTTTTATTTGACATTTCAATAATTTTTAATTGTGAATAAAACCCTCTGCATTTTTAATTTTGGCTTGGGACAAAATGTGCTGCATTAAAAAGAGGCAACATGATTGCTGCCCCTTTTTCGATTTTCAAACTCTAAGATTACTTTTTCATAAGTGACAAAATTTAGCAGGCTGTTTTGCCCTTGTACCCATACACCTTACAGGGATTGATTCTTTCGCGCCGACCGCAGGATTTACTTTCGTCTTATTTATCTACTCTCGTAACATGATTGCATTTCTTTGCCCAATCGTAGGCTCCAGCGATAACTACATGGCTAATAATTGTGGTTTAAATTGGACGGCAGCCATTATCGCTATGGTCTAACTCTTAGTTACTGCCGTCTATTTTAAAAGGCGTTTCTGGAAACGTACCCAACCCTGATATAAAGATTAGCTGACCAAGTATCACACGACACGCAGTTGTAACGCAGAAATCATCTTTACTTTGCCTAACCCAGCCGTTCAGATACAGCACAAGGGATAATGTAGTTACAACTGTTATTTATTTTAAAAGGCTTTCGCCTTAATTTTGATAATAAAAAAGCCCCCATTGTCGCAGGGGGCAAGTTTCGTCAACTAAGCGGCTGCTTTAAAAGCAACGGCTGGTTGAAATTGTATTGAGTTGCCGTTTATGGCTTTCTGAAAGTCTATTATTACCCTACACTTTGCCGTCAAAACCATTCGCCCCCGTATGCCTCCTTACTCAAGGGAGGCGGCAATACTGCAACCATAGGCTACATTGTGGAGGCGGCGGGCATCGAACCCGCGTCCGAACAAAGGCACAAATAATCGTCAAACAACTTTCATATTCTTAAAGGCTTTCGCCTGTTGTTGTAATAGTGTACTTTAATTTTGTGAGGCGCAACAATACGCCCTTTAATAACGCAGCCAACACTAATCAAAGCGGCATGTATCGTTTTACTTTTGGTCTGCTATTAGCTTATCCAGCACCTTTTACGTCCGTAGGTTACTCACGTTCCATTTATCCTTTGGCAAGTGTCGTTATAGTCCGTCCGACTTTTTAGGCAATACTTTTTACTTTAGCTTTCGCTATCATTTTTTTACTGCCTTGTTTTACTGAATTTGGATTAACGGTGGAGGTCGAATCCACATCATTGCCCAGAGTTACCAAAACTGTAAACAGATTCGAACTGCATTCCGAGCCGCTCTACCAATTGAGCTACGTTAACCTTTATCGTCTTTCCGACTGTCCGCTGCCTCGCTGGGGTAGAACAATACCGTCTTTGGAAACATTACTACCAATCTGCTTCTCTATTTATTTAATGACGGCCTCTTGTTGCATCTTTAGGATTACTCCTTACTATCTTTAAATATCTTTATTACTTCTGATGATGGTATGTAATGGGTGCAACGGCGCAACTTTTGAAGCTCGGCACTACATGTAGCGGTTCCGTCATGATCTCTATCTAAATATCCTATCAATGTTCCGCTACCGTTGAAAGCCAGCACTTCGCCATCTGGGAGGTTATTCTTACTTATCTTCTTTACCATGAGTTGTAAATTTAAGAATTAATGTTTGAAAGTTCAAAGTTAAACAAGTAATACGGTATTACCAAATAATATTCAAAATTAATTTTCTACCCAATCTGCGACCAATTCATTTACCTTTTCGGATAGGGTGGTTTTTTGTTTCTTAGCTTTCTTTTTTGCCCTTTCTATTAGTGCCTGTTCTGCCCTAAATGTTTGAACAGTCTTTGGATTATCTTTCTTATGTGCAGCCATTATTTTCGGTTTAACAATCGGGAGTACTAATTGCACTCCCGATTTCTTTACTTGTATCTTTTCTATCTTTTCAAAAATCTAATTCCCGCATCATTACTTATATCCCGCCATGTTACTTTTGTTTGGGTCGTTGTTTTTCGGGCGGACTGGATTGTGTTACATGGCTAATATTCGGTTCGTTACCTGCTTTAAGAATTCAAAGGTAATACCGTAATACGAGAATGCCAAACATTGAGGCATTTATTTTCCAAACTCTCCAAAATAGTTCACACATAGGAATAAATAAGGTAGATAAAACAAAAAAAGGTAGACCCGAAAGCCTACCTAGTTGCATTTACTAACAAAAAACATCTTAATCTATCTTCGCAGGAATGCCTATCTTATCTCCTACATTTAATCCTTCCTCAATAAACTCTGGATTGTTTCGGAAATCTTCGGCGGTTAGCACATGATTCTCTTTTAGTACGGGCGCGATAGATATTCGCTTGTAATCTGATTCCGTTTTCTCAAACTTCATTACAGCCTCGTTACTGTCATATCCAAAGCCTTCTATGAATTGCTTTACTATCTTATCGCGAAGGTCATCAGACGGCTGCCATTCAATTACAATGATAGGCTCATTGCGCTCATTCAAATCAATCTTTACTTTACTTAGCATAACTATTTGTTTTTAATCGGGGTTAATTCCTCACGACAAAACGAAGGTAAAAAAATAATTGGTAAAATGTTTTGTAATATCAAAATGATTATTACCTTTGTGATAAGTTGATACGATGCTTGGAGGCTCACTATCAAAGAAAGAAATTTAGTTTAATTTTGTTAGCATAGGAGTAAAATTCCTTAACCCAACGTGTGAGCCTCCAATCTCAATCGACGTTGGGTTTTTTCTTTCCATTTTTAGCCGTTAGCGCGGTCTTGCCCAAATAACAGCAGATATTAGTTATTAATAAAAATGTTCACTTAACAGCACTCATAAGGCTGAAATGGTTATTCCGAAAGAACTTAGAAAAGGAATATAAAAGCTTGTTTTATGAGGTATGGGTTATGGAAAATGTGCCGCGCTGTTTTAAAATCTAACAACGGTCAACTGCAAGTCGAAAGGCTCCATAGCTTCTTATTTGAAAGTCTTAGCTGCAATGCTAATTCACAGGTATAGGGAATGTTAGATGTGAATTGCCCGTTACTGCCTAGAAGACGGGACTTCCATAAGGAGTTGAATCCTTGCAGGAATAGAGATAGGTGTAAGATGTGCAAACAAATTAATATAAATCATAACACGAATTAAGCCGTATTTAAATGAAAACAAATGTAATAATGAGAAGAAACCTAGATGGGTTTGATGTTCTTCAAAGAACGGAAGATGGAATGTTTAATGCTAATGAGTTGGCAAAACAATATTTTAATTCCAAGGGCATTACTAGAGGGCGCGAAGTTTCCGAATTTTTGAAACTAGATAAAACAATTGAGTTTATAAATGCACTTCATATTGAAATAAATGATAACACGACAAAAATCGTATTATCCAAAAGGGGCAAAAACGGGGGTACTTGGATGCACCCTTACTTGTTTATTGATTTTGCGATGTGGATAAATCCAACATTCAAGGTTAAGGTAATAAAGTTTGTGTATGACGAACTAATTAAAAGCAGGCACGAGGCTGGCGATACTTATCCACTACTGACATCTTCTATTGTGAAGCTAAATGGGCATAATTTCCGAGAAGTGGCAATCGCATTGCAATGGATAGCTTACGGCAAGGCTGGCAAAAACCAAAGGCAAACAGCAACAGAAAGTCAATTAAAAATACTTTCAGATATACAAACAAAGCTGGCTTTTGCAATTGACATGGGTTACATTACCTCATTCCATGATTTGATGGAAGCAATGAGGAAAATATACTTTGCACGACACCCGAAATTTTAACCATAAACTGCGACATATCGTAATTTATAAAACTTAGTAAACTAATATTTATGGAAACTATAAAAGTAAATGCATACATAACCGAGTGCGGTAAAAAGTATTGGTCACATTCAGGCGCAAAAAAGCATGAAACAATATGCAAGTGCTGGTCTAACCCTACCTTTAAAACTTGTATGACATGTGAATTTGGAAGGTTAGAAAACGATTCAAACGGGATGGAGCATGAGCCTCAAAACCTTCACACATGGATGCATTGGAATTGTCTGAATGGCGAAATGGACTTTGATAAAGACTATACACAAGCCCCAAACGACAGAACCGAATCGATGTGTATAAATTGTCCGAAATGGGAACAACAAGCCTAAAACAGAAAAGGGTAAACAGTTATTGCTTACTCAATTTGAAAAACCAAAAATGATAAAATAATGAAAAATGCTTTTAAAGAGATTGCAAGTAATATACACGCAGACACAAACCATTTTTACGATAAGACAAAGCATTATTCCGTACATCTTCAAATGGTGGTTGATTATGCCGAAAAGTTTATCCATTTAATACCTGAAAGAGACAGGTCGGACGTTTACGCGGCTTGCTGGTTGCATGATGTTATTGAAGATTGTAGAATGACTTACAACGATGTAAAAGCCATATCTAATACTTTGGTAGCTGAATTGGTTTATGCCCTCACAAATGAAAAAGGTCGCACTAGAAAAGACAGAGGCAATGGCAGGTATTATTTTGGAATTAATAATTGCCCTTATGCCCCATTTGTAAAGATGTGCGACCGTATGGCAAACATGAAATACAGTAAAGATACTGGAAGCAAGATGTACGAAATGTATCAAAAGGAATTGAACGGTTTTTGTGACAGATTAAAATTAGAAAGACTTGAAGAAATGAAAGTTGAACTTTATTCAATTTAACCCAAAACAATAATTCTACTAACAGTAAAACAAAATAAGATGGGAATGTATGATAGCATTTACGCCAACTGCCCGAAATGTGGCGAAGAGAATGAATTTCAAACAAAGTCAGGAGATTGCCTTTGCTCTGCATATACTTTGGAAAATTGCCCGAAAGATGCGCTGGCAGATGCTAATAGACATTCACCAATTAAATGTTCGTGTGGTGAATTTCTAATTATTGAAACAGAAAAAAGAGCCGTATTAATAGTCAAACAGCCCATTCCGTAACCCACTACATACACGGTAAAGAAAATAATTTAAAAATAAATCTCGCTTGCTATGCGTATTTCAATTAATAGTTGTACTTTTGAATCCTAAAACAAAAAGACATGACACTAAAAGACTTTCTATTTAAAAATCCGATGCTTTTAGAATTGCCGTTTGAAGATAATGAAGATGGGCAGCTAGACATTCCTAAGGTTATGAATGACCCACTTTCGCCGTACATCTATTCAATACAAGTAAATGTAGAAAAGAAGTGGAATAAGGAATACGATCAGGAATCAAAATGTGAGTGCGGTCACCCATACTACAGGCATTTTGATAGCTACGAAAAAATGGACGCAATAGGATGTAAGTATTGCGAATGTTACAACTTTAAAGCACAACCATAGCATGACAGAAAAGAAACAGCACGGAGGCCACAACAAAAGAGTAGATACTGTAAGGGTAACAACGACAGTAGAACGTGAAGTAAGGGATAAAGCAAAGCTAAACCATAAGACAATATCAAACGCAATACGGTTCGCTGCGGAAAATAAAGCAAAATAAAATCAATTATGAAAACAATATTAAAAATTTTAATCACGCCGTTTATTTTTTTGTTGCATGCGCTTATGGTTATAGCGGGATTAATATTCCCAACTTCAATGATTATGCTTTATTCTTTCTTCTTTTTTATTTGCAGCCCTTTCGTTTGGATTTTGAACCTAACGTTGGAAAACAAAATTGAAATAGAAGATCCAATGTTTGGTGAAGAATATGGTAAGACATTAGGGCACTTGTTGGGCGTTACTTTGATTGCTTGGGTTCCGTTCTATGCAGTATGGATGTATTGGAAAGAAAACAAGGTTTTGGCCTTTGAAATGGGATTTTAATTAACTCAAATAATTACGGTTCGCTAGTGAACATAAACCATATAAAAAAGATTTATAAAATGAAAAAACAAGAATTGATAGATCAAAGAATAAGCAAGCCTTTTGAAAAAGGTGACAGCGTCTATGTTAGAGGTTTGGGCATTCAAGATAAAAGCCGATTCGGAAACATCGCAACATTAACCGATGCGGATAGTGATTTCGGGTATATAGGTAAAGAAAAGATTCCACATGTTGACCTAAAACATTGGACTGGCGATATTGGTGCAAATCCTTTTCCAAAAAGAGGTACGCGGATAAGCAATATTGGTTTTTCTTTAGATTCAATTATCCACACACTAGGGCTTTTAATAGGCAAAACTGAATACCAAACAAAGGCAGGACACACAATAAAGCCGTGCAATTGGAACCCATTTGTTGTTAGCTCAAAAGGCGAAAAGGAATATTACCAGCGTCCTTTTGTTTGGAGCGAAGAAGATAACCGAAACTTGATAGACAGTATTTACAACAATATTGATTGCGGCAAGGTATTGGTTAGGAATAGAGATTGGAACGAATGCGAATTGGCTGGCGAAGAAGCGGCATGGAAAGATATTGTTGACGGGAAGCAAAGAATGAATGCGATAAGGGCTTTTGTCAATAATGAATTTAAGGACAGTTGCGGAAATTATTACGATGATCTTTCGCACATCGCGCAACACTATTTCGGTAATCATCAACTATTTAGTTATTCAGAACTGCCCGAAAATAGCAAAGATTCAGACGTATTAGAGCAGTTTTTAAAGCTCAATTTCTGCGGAGTGCCACAATCAAAAGAGCATATAGAATTTGTAAAATCAATTAGAATTTAATCAAATCCCCCAACAACTAAAACAAACTACAATGGATAAGCACCAATTCAACGAACAAGTAGACCTTATAGAAAAGGCAAAGATTGAAATAGACATGAATCAGCGCACATTAGAGGGGCTCTATTCATTTCAACAGCACTTATTAGATGGATTGACTGACAATAAAAGGCAAATAGCAGGGCAACAGCAAGCCGTATTTATTTCGCAGTCAAAACTAGTCGCAGCAGTCGATAAACTATCTAAAATAGCCGCCAATTTAATCAATAATGAACAACACTAACCATCTTTGCGATTGTGGAACTCCTTTAGTAAAGGGTGTTTGTCCTAATTGTGGGGGATAAAATAGAAAATAAAAATGGGAATATTCAATTTATTGGGCAAAGGTAGCCCTGAAACTAAAATGCAAATACAAAAAGACCCTTTTAAGCAAAGCTGCATTACTGGAGTTTCTATTAATTATTCAGTAGGGTTTCTTTCAGGAAGAAAATATTGGTATGGAACAGTAAAATTTGAAAACGGGAAAACTAAAGGCGAACAAGATTTTGAGGTTGACGGGATTGATGGCTTTTCGGAAATAACTCAAAACATTCAAACATTTATAAAATCATTAGATTAATTCCATCCTAAACGCTCCCGAACCTAATTTTGATTAACCCTAAAAATAAATAAAATGAGCATAAGAACCGATGATGAAGATATTCGTAAAGTAGAATTTTGGATGGAACTAGGCGGCAATGGCGATTATTACATAAACCTAATGGATAGCGGAAAATTCCAAAGAATAAACTTTAGATGTGCCATGAGCGTCGGCAACTGTCCTACTGAAATAAAACTAGCAATAGCCAACTTATTTCGAAAGATGGAAGAGCTGGGATTAAATGAACACCCTAAAAATAGGTTATGAAATTCGATGATTACCTTAAAACAAAATCAAAGTGGGAACTGGAAGAAATTGTTAATTCTCCCATACCTGAATGGTTGCCAAAATATCTTAAAGACCTAGACAAAAAACGAGCTAAGAAAGCATTACAAATACTTAAATCAAAACAAAAATGAAACAAATTCTACTATTAGCAGCACTTGCTATTCAAACAACATTATCGGCTCAATGCCCAACACCAGCATGTGCGCCATCAAGCACCTTTACCGTTCCTTTAGGCAATCAAAACACCTACAATAACCAATCAGGTAGCAAGTGCCACACAGGAACGGGAACAATAGGAAACATGTACAACGTAAACAATGCAGATTTCGTTTCCTACGTAGGGAACATAACAGTAAACCACCCATTGAACGGGATACCCTTTATCTATACAGGAGGTGTCGCAATAGCCCTAAATCAAGTCCACATGACAGGAGCGGATACGCTCATTGCCGACTGTCCAACCAACATTCACACATTGATAAGCAACAACAGCAACCCTAATTCCCGTAATGTTATTGCATTAACTCCCCAAGGCTCGATCTTTGTAAAAGGAACGCAGTATTACGTAGGACAAACAATACAAGGGCAAGGAAATGCCTCTAATGATGTTGACGTTATCACATGCAACCCAACACCATTAGGAAACAAGATAATTAAATTCGAGCACGCAAACGGACTGATAAGTTTTGAATCTACCGAGTCGGCGAAGATAGAAGTAAAGGACACGGCCGAATACAAAACCTACCTACATTCAATGAGTAAAGGAACGTTCCGACCTACTAACGGTTACTGGCGAATGAAAGTAGGGGAACAGTATTCGAGCGTTATATTTGTCAATAATAAACGTGAAATAATATATCGGAACGGAAAGAAATTCAATGTATTAGGGCAGGAAATCACACCATCAAAAGGGCAGTTATATTTTCAAAACGGGGCTAAATATATTCAAGAATGATGGAAAAGAAAATAAATAGTTACTCGGAATTAGAATCAAAGCTGATTGTAGGAGCGAAGATTAAAATAGGCAAAAAGTATGAGTTGGAAACTAGTGGCAACTTCAAGGAAGGGCAAATTATTGAACTTGTTGAAGGAACTTTTGAATCCGACTGTGGCGATAACCCAACAATTGAAAAGTGCCCTTCTATATGGTGTGACAAACAACAAGATTTCGATAGTATTTACCATCTTTTCGGGAATGGATTAGAGGATTTTTTAGACAATGAAATATTATAGCCATGATAACCGAACTACAAAGCAAACGGCTTCGCGCCCTTTTGGTATATTCAGATGATTACGAAATATCCATCCAATTTTGGCCTAAACAAACGGCTGTCTACATTTCAAAGGACGGTATTGATTTATATGATGTTGGTGGCGATTTTGATACGGCAATACACAGCGCAACCGAATATCTGAATAAAATAAATAGAAAAAAAGACATTGAGTCATGAAATTTGAACTACTAGACCAACACAAAGACCTAATAACATATTTACCCGAAGACCCTAACCTACAAAAGGGAAGCAGCGTAATAATCCAGAACGAAGATTGGAGCGTAATGCACGTAGAATACCATTTAGAAACCAACACCAAAAAGTATGTACTTGCTTTGAGGGATATTAAAATGAAAGAGATATGAAAAAACTAATATTAATCGCATTGATAGCAATGCTGGCATCTTGCAAGAAAGAGCAGCCCAAAGAAACAGTTTGCCCAATAAAAGGGTACTACTACACGCCGATATCAATTGGCATCGGCGAAAGAATAGACTATGACACAACCTATAATACACACCTAATAATGTTTTTAAATGATCTAGAGGGGGATGGCGGAATGTTCCATATACCAAGAACGTATTTCGTGTGCGCAGAATTTGAATAATGCAGGAACAACAAAACAAAAAGACAGAAACAGACGGTAATATTTGCATTACAAAATAAATATCTATCTTTGATATTGTGGAAACGAACCAAACGCGAACTAGCGAACCTAAGAAGAAACTCACTGATAACGAACTTATCATTGAAATGAACCGTCTTTGGGCAAGCGGCGAAAGAGGGAAAACGAACTTTTACGGACTTTTACGAACCTCGTTCAAATTAGAGAAGCAAAGGTGTATCAGAATGTACGATACAATCGAACAGGAAGCCTCGAAATTAAAGCTAAATGCTCAAGCCGATACAATGTACGCTAATGAGGTTGAAGTGGCTAAAGAGGGCTTAAAATCAAAAAGCGAACGGTTGTTGCTTTTGCAAAATCAAGTTGACGAACTAAAGTTGGAGATAGCAAACAACAAAATGCACTTCCATTCTTTCGCGGACGGTCAAATAGTAACGGGAACGCGCTCAATGAATAGCTTAGAGCGTGCTAAGATTTCGGAGGTTATCAAAAGCATTCAGGCTGAAATATCAAAGATTGAAGGGGATTATGCCCCAATGAAGCAAGATGTTACCACAAAAGGCGAAAGTTTAAATAGTGAGGAATTAGAAAAGCAAAGGTTTGAACAACTACTAAATGCAGCGCGTGAGGGAACTAGAAAAGATTAGGGCAAGTGAGTTCTATTCTTTCCCGTCAATGGTAAGAGATGAACTTCGTAGGCTCAAAGGTGGCATAGTTATAAATGATTGTTTTTGGGATGATTTCGGTACACGTGATAAAATAAAATTATATTTCGGGTCGTACGGTAGTGGAAAGAGCATTTTCATAGTTCAAGATTTAATTGAGAAATGCAGGCACGATAAGTATTTTAAGTGCTATTATGGCAGGAAGGTCTTTGATACGGTGCGCGGTTCATGCTTTGAAACGATATATGAAACGATTGAGGAACTAGGACTGGAAGATGAGTTTCATTACTCAAAAGCCAACACCTCATCAATGGTTATCGTTCACAAAGAAACAGGCAACAAGTTTGTCCCTTTCGGTTCGGATAAGCCAGATAAGCTAAAGTCTATTAAAGATCCTACACATATTTGGTGTGAAGAGTTTGACCAGTTCGAAGATGCAGACGAATTGACAGGGCGTAAGGGGGATTTTCAATTGCTTTTCCCGCGTTTAAGAACGACAAAAGCGGAAACGCAATTCATAGCATCGTTCAATACAGACCCTGTTTATTCGACCCATTGGATAATGAAGTATTTCTTCCCTGAATTATATTCGGGAGATGATAAAGCGGAGTTTGAACTATTGGATGGCATTAGCATAACAAAAACTTTTGCAAACTATGTAGATAACTATTTCATTGATCAGGAGGCGTATTATCAGTCTTTGAAGCTTGCATCAGGTGGTAGCGTAACCACATTACAAGCGATTGCTGAAGGCGCGTGGGGCGTATTGCAGAACAAAGACCCGTGGATATATTCATTTAATAGGAATAAGCACGTAAAGAACGTTAACTTTATGCCGTCCTTCCCGATATATGTTTTCATGGATGTTAATAACGACCCATTGGAGGCAAGTATATGGCAGATAAGCCCGAATAAAGGCGAAAGGAATAGTTTTATACACTGCATTGATGAAATGAGCGGCAAGATAAAAGCTACTGAATTAGGGCAAAGGGTAAAGGCGAAATATCCAAATAGTATTATATTTCTAGGTGGGGATAGGAGCGGACAGAACGAAGATGTGGGGCGCAATCAAACCATTTACCAGATAATAGGCGGTGAAATGGGGTTAAGCCAAAAGCAATATCTATTGAACACGCACAATTTGGAGCATTCGGACAGTAGGATACTTTGTAACGCAATGATACACAACTACCCTAACTTCTACATTAACGGTGAAAAATGCCCAAATTTGATACGACAAATACAAACTGCCAAAGTGGATATTAAAAGTTCAACGCCATCAAAGTTATTAAAGGATAGGGGGATGTTTAAGAACGATATGCTAGATTCAATGCGCTACATGTTTCAAACCTTATTCAACGATTTTGCCAAAAACACCTATTTCAAAGCGATAAAAAAGTAGCTTTTAATCACAAAATAGAATTGATATAAATCAAAAGGTCTCCGATTTTACGGGGTTTAGACAAAAAATTAAGCGATAAAATGAATTTCAAAGACAATCCAGAATACGAGTTGGCATTTACGCTCAAAAGAGGCGAACAAAAGCCAATACTGTTTTACAAAGTAAAAAGTGCGGGGGAATACCACATATCCCGAATGGTGGCAGCATCAGCCCAAAACATCTATTCTGCTTCGGGCATTACGTCCGACATGCTCAATAGTGTAATGGATCACATTATCAAGATGTGCAACAGCAAGGACATTATCACAACGATAAAGACCGATATTGCCATGCTTGCCAATCAGGTAAAGTATCGCACAAAGTATCCAGTAGACCAAGATTGCGCTATTCGAATGGGTGCTATTTATACTTTCATGGAAGGGGAAGATCCGAACAAAGTAGTCAACCTTTGGACTGAAAGAAAACTTACCTTAGCATTGGAGCATCCTGAATTGTACGCTTTTTTTTTGCATTTGGGACTCGCGTCCACGCCGTCTTATCGGGAATTGTTAGCAGTTTTGAACGACACGGAATATTTCAGGAATCGGGAGATAACAATACACAGCCTGAATCAGATAGTGTCACAGCAAAAATAGATAGGCTTTACGAAAGTTTCCAACAGACGGCCATGAATTATTGCGACGGAGACAGGCAAAAGGCGGATTACTTTTTGGATACCAACGTTTACATGTACTACTACCGATTAGTTCAAAGTAGTAAGTTTGTAAAGAATAAGAACGAACAAATTAAGGAACAAACTAAAAAATAGCGAATGGACTTCAATAATATGCCAGACTTTAAATTGTCTTCAAAAATGTTGTTTCCTACATCATACTATTCAGACGGAGCAATCTCTAACATTAAATTTAAAAATCCAAATTCATTATGGAACCGAATAAAAATATCTTGCGCGAACGTTGGGAAAAGTGGTGGGCTGAGGCTGAAAAGAATGAAACATATGAGCAAAAGGAATCCATGAAAAAGTGGAGGGAATCGCAAAAAGGCACCACGCCAAACTTTGATAAATTCCTAGACGACATATACATTCCCTTAGACAATAAAGACGAATTGGATAGGGCAAGGGCAGTAGCGGATAGTTTTATCAGAAACATGTCACAAGACTCAAATTTAGCGCCGCCCCAAAATGCGATATTGAGGCCAGAAACGTAGATTAATATCCATATTGGCGCCTATTTGGCGCCGCCGTTTATACTATATTTACACTAAACAAAAACCACATGGCCACACAATCAGAACAACTAGAAATCTATAAGAAGTTTTATGATTCTTTTAAAAAAAGACCTATTAATGTAGGGCCAGGGGAAAAGATAGACTATATAAAAGCAAGGGCTTTGGATGTTGAAGAAAGCTTAAGTAGGTTGGCTCCCGATAACGAGCAGGAGATATACAAAAAGCTTTACGAAGAGCTAATTAAGGTACCAACATCTGGCAATACCCTACGGCTATATACGGAAGCATGCTATCATATAGAGATGGCCAAACAAGAAATGGAAGAAGTTAAGACAAGGGATGAACATGGTTTTGTTGACGCTTTTAATATTCAAATAAAAACGACAGGCATTGACGAGTCTAGGGCGGTTATTGATGAGATAGAAAAGAAATTTTCTGACATAGAAGAATTACAAAAAAAGCTACAAAACATTAAGTGCGTTAGTGAAACAATATTAAATAAATGTAACCCCGCCAATTTAAGAAAATAAATAATCGAGTTATTCGAATTTTTCGAATAGCTGAACTATCTGGAATTGTCGGATAGTTCAGCTAACATATCGAATTCGACACCTTTAAAAACGTAATGCTCTAAAAAATACATATGTTGGACAGAAACCAATTTAACCTTACCGATAAAGAAATTGAAGAAATAGAATTTGAAGTGTCAAAATACGCTGACATGTCCGACTTTACGCCTGTTGGGGAATGGTTGCATGAGAAGGGCAACACTTTCCGAAATGGAAACACTTCAGACATTTCCAAAACGGGAACAAATTAAAACCCCCGAATTAGGGGGAATTAAACAACATCAAAACAAATAGCGAATGGGTATCGAAAAGATGCAAGAGTTCTTAGGGGTGCCAGTAACAGGGGATTGGTGCAAAGAATCAGTAAAGGAAGCTGTTAAGTTACAAAAGAAGCACAACCTTCCAGCAACAGGGATGCCCGTACAATCGTTGAAAGATTTAATACAGTCGTTAATCGACCGCGCAAAGAAGGTAGAAAAGAAACGGCAGCAATCGGTAAGGCATCCTAAACAAAAGTAATGGTTAAGCCAGAAGAACTAATAAAAGCTATTCGCCAATCGTTCATAGGTGCGGAGCAGGTTTATACCCAAGGTAGTTGCATAATGCTTTACCGTATCCTTAAAACTGTATATCCCGATGCATTGCCTTATTGGAGCAAAGATGCGCGACACATGATAACAAAGATTGGGAATAGTTATTATGACATTTACGGCAAAGTAAAGAAAGAAGCACACTTTAAGTTGGATAATGAAACTGCATATGGTAGCTTGCCAATAGCCGTTTCTTTCCCATTAAAAACAGAAAGAAGATTTAGATTTACAACACCAACTAAATTATAGTTTAATTTCTATATCTTTGTGAAACGGTGAAGCGATACACCAAAAACACTATCAGGTTTCAGCCACCTAAAGAGCGTTAAAAACAAACTTTAGGGAATGGCCGATAACATTTTGGATATTGTGCATCGCATTAGTTACGAGATAACGGGGCAAGAACGTATTGCTACCGTTCAACGTCAATTCCAATCTAATGTAGAAACCATTGCAAGGAATACAGTTTCCTTAGCACGTCTGCAAGCCCAACTTAACCAAACAACAGACCCGCGCCGTCAAAACTTACTTACCCAAGCTATCGCAAATAGAACACGGGTTATTAACGAACAAGGGCAGGCCATACAAAGAACTATCCAAACGGATAGGACATTTCAACAATCATTACAGCGCGAAATAGGAATTATAAACGAACTCAACGGACGTTTAAATTCTTTGCGCACTTCACGTAATTCAGCAACTTCAACTGCCGACATAAGAAACTATGACAGGCAAATACGAGCGGCGGAAAGAGAAATGAGACGCGCAAGTGGCGGTGGTATATTGGGCGGTGTGCAAAGCTCAATATTACAAGGTATAGGTATCGGGTCAGGTATTCAAATATTCGATACCGTAATTGGTAAGATAGGAGAATTAATAAGCGAATCAAGTAGATTAGCGGCTGAAGTTGAAGGTGTGCGCCCTGCGTTCGAAAGATTGAACGACCCTAATTTATTACAAGGGCTTCGCGATGCAACAAAAGGAACCGTTTCCGATCTTGAATTGATGAAGCAAGCGGTGCAATTCTCAAACTTTGGTTTACCCGTTGAAAGGTTGGCGGAGGCTTTGAAGTTTGCAAGAATAAGAGCGCGTGAAACGGGGCAAAGCGTTGACTATTTAGTGCAATCAATAGTTATGGGTATCGGTAGGCAATCGGTATTAATTTTGGATAACTTAGGTATTAATGCGCGAAGGATAAGGGAAGAGTTTGAAATGACTGGCGACTTCTCGGCCGCCGCATTTAAAATAATATCAGAAGAAAGCGCGAAAGCGGGTGCGGACGTAGATACATTTGCCGAAAAGTTAGCTAGAATAAATGCGGAAATTGAAAATAACGAGGCAGAATTAGGTGGTTATTTCAACTTCATTAAAAGTGGGTTTATAAGCATAGGCAAGGATGTTGCTTCTTTTGTTACGACATTAGCAACGGCAGGAAAACTTGGGGATGCAGATTTCAACAATACAAGAACCACCATTGAGCAATTAGATTTAAGGGTAAAGGCAGAAGAGGAAGCGGCATCAAGAAGAAACGCTGTTAACGCGGCATATATACTAGATTATAAGAGGTTTGGAGAAAATATAAATGTATTAGACCTAAATTCTAGAAATGAAAGACTTGCCAGCGCGGAAATGTTTTACAATAAATCCATTGCAGATGCTAAGGCCTTTTATGGTGAAGATATTGTGGCGTTTAACAACTACGTCTATGCTCAAACACAATCCTTTAATAGGTTAAAGGCTTTAATTTCAAGTGCGCCCGTTAATCTTGCCACTATTTCGGCTGACAATATTACAAGCGCAACACAAAACCAATTAAAAAAAGCACAAGAATCGCTACAACAACAATTGGGAGATATTGGCAACGACCCTACGGCTATTGCAACCAACCTTCGCCAACAACAAGCCATATCAAATGTTCTCAAAAGGTATGAGCCACCAGATATTCCTAACGCGATACGATCAAAAATAAGGAGCCCTAAAATTAAGCCCGAAGATTTCGATAAATTAAGGGCGCAAATAATAGCAGGGTATAGAAAGATAAACGCGGATTTAGCTAAAGAATTAGCAGATCCATCCGACTACATTACAGACACATCTTTTGCATCCAATTTAATAGGTAATGCTTATAAAGAATTATCCGATAGGCCAACGCAACAGCAAATAGCAGATGCCGCTACTTATTCAATAAAGAACGACCAAAACGATTTTCAGGCAAAAAAAGATCAGAAAGATAAAGAAGATTATGAAGATTTAATGCAGCAAAGGGTGGATGCCACAAAACAAGCGTATGCTGCTATTGTCGAAAACGCTTCAATTGCAATAAACACAATATTAGATAAACAGATTGCCGCTTATGATGCTGAAATTGCAGCAAGGCAAGGAAATATAGAGAAAGCAAGGGAGTTGGCTCAACGCGGTAATGTAACCGTACTTGAGGAAGAAGAAGAACAATTAAAGAAACTTACTGCGGAGCGCGAAAATGCAGCGCGTAGGCAAGTAGAATTAAATAGAATTATTCAAATATCGCAAATGGCGGTAAACGTTGCTGAAGCTATTGGGGCGGTTATTTCGGCTGCAAAAGGTGACCCATACTTACTAGCTGCCCGTGTTATCGCTGCGGCTGCGGCTGTGACGGGTGCCATAGTAGCTATAACCGCCTCTTTTTCAAGTTCAAACAATGCCTTATCAAGTGGATTTGCGGAAGGGGGGTTTACGGGTAACGGAGGAAAACACGAAGCGGCAGGAACGGTACACAAAGGAGAATTTGTTTTCAATAAAGAAACAACATCAAAGTATCGCGATGTTTTCGAGCAGATTCACAGGGGCGCGGTGCCAATGGTGCCAGAAATGTTCCATACCGTTCAACATCCTTTGTACCTTCCTTTGATTCCGAAAATGGGTAGTGAGGCAAGTGTCTCGAGAAAGGAGTTAAAGCGAATAGCGTCAAAACTAGACGGCGTTATTGATGCCGTTGACAATATCAAGATTACTGCTAATCAGTCATTAGGAGTAAACGGATTTATTCAAAGCGTTGAGAAACAAAAAAGGGCAGATAGAAATAGATTCGGTTAATGGAGTTACAAATACAGATACGACACACGCAATACCAAGCTATTGAAACAAGCCCTACACAGGGGTTGGTACAAGGGCAAAATATTGTTTATGCGGGGCTTAATCCTTCGCAGTTACACCCCGTATCTGGTACCGTTCCCGTTCCTAATTACTTTGATATTACTGAAGATGTTGCAAACTTAGATACACTTCAATTAACGTGGACAAAAGAGCGCGATCAACAAGGCGTTGTTAGCGCTGGTGCCATGTTTTCAAAAAAGACAGCCAGTAGTAATATCCTAATTGAGAATAACGCCTATCAATTCATTAAGGAATGGCTTATAGATCATGTTGCGGCACCACTTAACGCCATTGACGTAAGGATTATAGATACAAGTTGCGGACGGTACGAAGATTGGATCATAAAAGCAAAACAAGTCACTTGGTGCGCCGATGAGATATGTGAGTTTAGCGTAACGATACAACAGAAAGACCCTGCTTTGCAATGCATGCAAACGACTATTATTAGCGATAATTGGCAAGGATGGTTTCAGTCAGAACCTACAAAGAAGCACCCTAGATTTGTTTATTGCAACGAAGTTAAGCCCAACGGAATGATGATCGTTCTTTGGTGGCTGATGTCTTTGGTTTTTACTATCCTTATTCTTTTAACTCCAATTATCAATACTATAATTGCGATTATAAACGTAGTCATCGCAATAATAAACGCCATCGCATGGCTAACGGGGCAAGATCCAGTTGATTACCTTTCGTTCTTTAATCCTTTGGACTTAGCGGAGTCTTTCTTTATGGAAAGTTCGGGTTGTGGGCGGGTTCATCCCGCACCATTAATTCGTGATTATATAGACAATGTTTGTAAGAAGTGCGGTATTTATGTTGATGGTATTACTTCACCGTTAACTCATAGCACCACTTTAAACATTGACCTTTCGAGCGATAGGCAAGTAAAGCAAAGGGATAACCCATATTATAATGCAACATACTTACATGCGCCAATTAAAAGAGGGATACGTATATTTCGGGGACTTTTTAATAATGACCCGAATCTTACAGACTACTACATTACAGATAATAGGCCGCCCATATCTTTGGATATGTTCCTAGATGAATTAAAAGGCGCGTTCAACCATGAGTGGAGATTAACCAATGTTAACGGCGTAACGCCTACATTATTCTTTTACAGGAAAGACCAATTTACAACAGGCGCGGCTTTATATAACTTTCAGGATAATGCCGAAGATAGAAACAAAATATTGCAGGGTATGTGTTTTAGTTGGTTGGACAAAAGACAATACGCCTACATGAGGGGCTTATACGCTGATGACGCAGCCGACACGTGCGCAAATGCAGCTTTAGGTTACATGAACGATTTGATACCAATGGGAGATAAGACCAATAACCCTAACTACGAAGGTGAGTTGGATAAAACAGTGCAATTCGGAGGCACAAGATTTAGATTAGACGGTGCCAGTGAAGATTATCTAAGTAACGCAATGCAGGTTCTTTTGGGCGGTGCTGCGCTAAATCCTACCATCCCTGCAATAGTATCGAATGGAATTGTGCCAGCCGTTGAGAAATACGCTGATTATGCTTTGCTAATGTCTGATGAAACGTGTGCTTTGCCAAAGATTATCATTTGGGATACCGATACGGGTGTAGATTATGCCAAATCGATACGAAATAAGTCCACAGCGCCAAGTAGTTTAAATGGCTCGAACTATCCAGAGCCAACACCAAATATTATTTACAATGAATTACAGATACCGTGGATGCTAAACCATTTCCCTGATACTTATGTAACGGGAAGCCAATTGACATTTGGCAGCACTCCAATAGGTAAATACACCGTACAAGAATATTTTGGCATAGATTTGTATGCACGGCCTGCCGAGCTTTGCAATTATCCAATGTTCTTTAATTCAAAATACACAGAAAATATTTACGACTTCTTCCATTGGATAGATGATACAAGAATAAATCCAGCAACGAGTAGGGAATGGGAATGTAAGATAGAACTGTGCTGCGAAGATTTAGAGCGATTAGGAGTGTTGAACGATGCAAGCGATGTTAAGTTAGGGGCTAAGGTTTTATTACCAACGGCTTACTATAACGAAGGAAGGATAAGCGAAATAACGGTAGATTACGATTCAGCGAATGAAGTTGGTAAACACATTAACCTTAAAGGATACGTATAGTGGTTTGGATAAATTCATTGGATGACTTACAGTTTAACAACCCCACACAGGGAGTTGATTGTTACTGCGACCTTTTAATTGAGGCGAACGACTTAATACTTCAAGCCATCGTAACGCCTTCGCCAACGGGTCAATATTCGCTATTAATAGAAGTGATGCAGCCCGATGGATTGGTGGTATTTGAAGATGCAACAATGTACTTTGAATGGTATGTTTTTCAAGGCGTTAACGGGGTGTTTTACATGAACATGAGGGCAAAGAGATTCAGCCCTGCGATGTGTGCCAATAGCTGTTTTATTTTGCGCGTTACGATTAATAGAATAGAATGGATTAGTTCGGGCGGGGGTGTTGTTTCGGTTCCACGAGTTATTTTCCAAAAATATACCGAAAGATATTGTATCGATAATTGCTGCGTTTTGGCTAAGGATATTACAATTGTTTCACAGGGAGTTACGGACTTAGGCGAATATGATGCACTTGATTATAACATTAACGACTATCTTGCAAGCTAATGAACCTATCAAGAATTAAAAGACCTACAACATCGTGTGGCAAGCCTGTTATTAAGCTGGTTACGACTACCGAATGTAAGGACAATATAGCGGACAATTATTATGGCACGGGTACCATTATCGATGGTAGCGGTAGTGTATCTGCATTCCCTTTTCAAAAGGTAACGAATTTAAGAGGATGGATTAAAGACACGCCGCGCGAAATAACAAGGCAAGATAGTTTGAATTGTAGGACGCAAAAGGTGTTTTCTAAGGTGTCGTATCAATTACAGGGAGGCGATTATTACCCTACGTGGAAGATGAGGGAGCTGGAGGAACAGTTTCATGCAAAACAAATGATTTGGGATGGATTGGAGATGAAATTCCCAAGCCAAACACCATTTGAAGAAATTGGAACTTTCTGTAATCCTGTTTACCGATTAAGGGCGGCTATTGACGAATGCAGGAAGCAACAAATATACGGCTGTCAAAGCGAATGCGAGCCTAATTGCTACCACTTTTTAATCCCTGCTAACATCATTACCCAAAACTTCTTTAACGAGGCAGGTCAGCAAGTAGCATCAACATACACCCAATTACTAGATTGGTATAGGCAACAATCGAACATTTCAGAAGTAACGGATATTAACGCCGATATTCAAATACAATGCGATTACTACAGGATATTCAAAGTAGTTGGCACGGGTTACGTTCCTTCTTTTCTTTTCTTTGATACGCCTACACAATCAAATAAGATATTCGGTAAAGCATTGGATTGTAACAGCCCTAATTACGCTGCGTTATGTGGTAATGTTGACAATAGATCGTGCGGTCAAATACAGATCAATCCTGTTGTTATTTATGAATTAACATGTGAGGTTGTGGAAATTACAGGCGTTGAGGTGTTTATTCTAGGTGAAAGCTGCGATGTAGTACCGTTCCCTGATTGGGTTCAACACACAGGAGATACGGATATAATTAGTGCTGGTAATGTTCGGACGTTGAGTGTTAGCGTGTTTAACGACAATTATATAGGAAGCGGTGAAACTGACGGTTCTGTAAACCAAACAACGCCAATAGACGAGGTTACTTGTATAATAGATACAGGCGTGCCACCAAACGGAGATGTTTATGAGGTGCAATTTGACGGGGTGCCAATATCGCCATCGGAATATAGTTACAACCCATCAACACAAGAAATGACATTCTCTCCATGTGTAGGAGTGGATGTTGAAATTACCGTTAAATACACCATTGCAGGAACTTCGCCAACATTCAACAATGAAATAATAGCGGTCATTACAGGTTCATCTTGTTTGCCACCTACTACTTTGTATTTGAGCAACGCAAATAACGCTTCAATACCTTTAGGCTCCACATTGGTGATCGATACTATGGGTAATGTGAAATGGATAGGCGCACCAACAAGTTCTGATATGACAGGAACGGTTATTGAAGTAATAGATATAATTTACAACGTTTAAACTTAATACAATGCCATACGGAGCAACTATAAACATAAAAGACGCTGGGGATTGCACAAATTATTACATCGTGCAATATAAAAAGGATTTTGAAACACAGTTCACGACCATGAACCCAAATCCAACCGCCCCGCCATTCAACATTTTGCCTTTAGATGCAGGCACCACATACAATGTAAGAATTACTAGAATGTGCTGTAACGGACAGGCAAGCCCAATTGAAACAACTAATTTCACAACAGGAAGCTAATGGACGTAACGATTCAAATTAATGATCCCGTACTAATGACCACCGAATATTTTTTGGTGCGTTATCGGTTGCTCCCTGCTGGTGTATGGGTAGATTTAGGCGCACAAACAAACGCTTCATTTCAGATATTGGGATTAGCGGACGGCGAATATGAATTAGAGGTAAGGTTTGTTAATGAAGAAGGCGTTATTTGCCCTGCTGTTACCCGTGAATTTACGGTTAGCGAAGACCCTCCGCCTGATGAATGCCTTTGCCCCGATTTAACGGAATTGTACATCACAAGAAAGTGTGATGATACTAGCGTCATTCACATGACATTTAGCGGCGTTGGGAACGGTGTTTGTCAATTCAACGTACAATACACACAATGGGGCGGCGGAGGTCAACAAACATTAACCTATACCCCAAATAATATTCCTGCGTTTTTGGATCTTATAATTCCAACAACAGGGAATTCTATTGCACCAACCGTTACCACATGGGTAGATTGCTGCGATGGTGCTACAAACATTTGTAATTCAGGACAAATAACAGATATTAGAAATCAAGATTGCGATTGTGTAAGCCCTTATATTTCGGGAGCATGGATTAATTACGACCCTACAACAGACGAATATTTACTTTGCATCAACTTTACAAGTTCGAACGTAGCGCACACGATATACGCCAAACAACAGCAAACGGTTAACCCTGCTGTGTTTAATGAGGTAACAACGCCAACCGTAGCGGACGGATATTTTGAAATACCGTTAGACCCCGAACCGTTTAATAATATAGAATATTATGTGTTGGTTTCAAATAGTTGTGGTAGCGATTATAGGATAATTTCAATTGCTCAATGTGGTATAAATGTAGAATATCAGGGTGGGCAAGTTTACCCTACCACAATGACAATACAAATTAACCCTACATTAAGCCAGTCAATTTACATAGAACCAGCAAGTGTGCCAGACAAATTCATTGTTCTTATAGGGGGTGTTGAGGTAGTTAATACGGGATACATTGGCAATGCAAGTTATCAACCTCAATTAGACGCGGCACTAACTGCGTTGGGAGACCCTACAGAAGTTATCACCCCTATGATGGGCGGCACAAACTTTGCTTTTGCTAATCCTACCTTTGCATCGTTCATTCAGTTGAAAGTATATGCGCCTTTAGAAAATACATCATGGAATATTGTTGCTGGATGTGCAGAAGATGATGAGGGCAACTTAATTACTTTGATTGTTGAAAATACGACTGCTAGTAATGTTCTTACGCATCAGGTACACGGTATTTTTGCAATCCCAGGTTCTACAATTACATTCTCGCCAATGCAACCGCAAAACAATACGCAAACATTTTACAATGTGCCAGGCTGGATAGGCTCCCCTTCATGTGGGGTTTATCTCGATCCTATTGTGGCACAGGGGCGGAATTATAAGGTTGAGGTGTTGCAGAACGGAACTTTAATAACAACAAATACCTTTGCTTATGGTGGCGGTTCGATGTTCCATTTGCCAGCTTCCCCAACGGGAATAGTAGATGGAGATACGATAAGAATAAGAATTTCATCAACAGTACTTTAGTTGTAAAGTATATTTAATTATCTTTATCTTTGTGAATAGTATTTATCTGTAAGGCTTGCCACCACCCAAAAGGCTCTAGGCATAGTATGTATCAGTCGTGGGGGACTTAAATCCCTATCAGGTCTAATAACACACCTTTAAGCGGTTAATACTTAAAAATATTAAATCTTAAAGCTATGTGTCCAGCAAATTGCGCAGACGTAGAATTAACAGCAATGCCCGATGCGGGTTGTGAAACCAAGATAAGAAAACGCGGTCTTTACAAGTTGGGGCTTTTTGCTTGTTCAACTGATTTACCTGATGTCCTTACATGTACAAATGTTGAGGCGTTGGTGGATTCGGGGGATATTGTGTTTACAAGCCCTTTGGTAAATGCCGAATTTGGAGATCCTGAATTTGAAGAACTTGTTGTTGCGGATTGTTTGCCAGCCTTACAAAACGTAGTATCACGTACTTTGAACTTCCAAGATCGTATTGCGGTTGATGTTCCTGAAGGTGCGAGCGGTGTCCCTGCTTCAAACATGTTTGCCGACCTTAAATTTTGGGGCAACAAACAAAGTATCGGATTGTCGCTTCGTTACATGTTCGTATGGTGCGATGGTACAATTGATTTGGCGAAAGACGAATTAGGCCGTCCTATGGCAGCTTCGTTCCAAGTTTTCCGTTCATTCGAAAGACAAGGTACTGGTGGTAACTCTTACACATTGGAAATCAAAAAAGGCACAGTTGTATTTAAAGGCGATCCGTTGGCTTTGACTGCTGATTATGCCCCTGCTTTGGTTATTGATGCTGCTGATGCAGATTGTTCTGCCCTTGCCGCTATAATCGGTCTTAACATCTAATTTATAGCCCTGCTAACTCGGTAGGGCTATATTACCTTTTCTTTATGAACTTCCAAGAAGCCTTAGACTTTATCAATAGCCCAAGTTCAACCGAACTACAACACCACGATAAGATAAAGCGGTGGCGCGATGTTTATTATGGCATGAGCCTGCACACTACGGGCGCGTGTCCTGCATTCATGGGGTTAAAATCGGGTAAGAGAGGAATTGTAAATCCTCCTTATTATTTCGGTAGTGAATACCAATGGTTTTTTGAAAACCTGTTATTTGCAAGGCATCCGAGGGAACATGAAGATACTAGGAATTGGAGACTGAGCCAATACAAGCCGTTAACACGCGCACCGTTCCAACAAACAATAGACATTATTACAGGGGCTATTTTTCAGGATAGCAACTACCAAATAACGGTAGAAGATGAGTTGGACAACGAATACATTTGGACTAACAATTTTATTGATTACGACCTTATAGGGTGGTTTGCCAATGTTGGTATCCAAAACATAATGGAAGATCCAAACGGGCTTATTTTACGTATGCCCTTACTTGCATGGTACGATCAGCCTACATTCGGTAAGGTAGATGTTGGGTTGTGGTTTGTCAACTCAAAGGATATTCTAGCTTATGATAGGGATAGTCTTTTGTTCAAACGTGACCAATACATTTATTTCATTGACACCAAAACAATTTGGAGATATACAAAAGGTGAAGATGGCAAGTGGGCTGCATTAGGCAAAGATTCGGACGGTTATTATTCGCACATGCTAGGTCGTTTGCCAGTAGATGTTGCAGGGGGTGTATGGAATAGTCAGGGCTTTTACGATAGCTTTTTAATGAAAGCTAAAGCGGCGGCCGATGATTATATTTCGTCTTATTCTGCCGAACAAATGGTGGATAAAGAAGCAAGCCATCCTTTTATTATTATTGCTAATGATGAGTGTACCACATGTAAAGGCGTAGGTAAAGAAAACATACCCTGCGATGACTGCGGAGAAGGTATTGATTATGAGCTTGTGGATTGCCGTTCATGTAAAGGACGTGGGACGGTATCAATGAACCCGTCCGACCGTATTTATGCCCCTGCAAAAGACATGCAAAACGACTTGGTTAAAATAGTTAATCCAGACGTAGGCATAAACACATACCACCACGAAAAGAACGAAGATATTTTTGATAAGATACTTCACGCGCTCAACCTTTACAAAACAGACAAAGCAGAAAGCGGCGAAGCAAAAGCAATAGATCAAGAAAGGCTTTATCAATTCATCAGCAAAATATCAAACCATCTATTCGATAAGATAATCTACAATACCATTTCCGATATTATAGCTTATCGAAATCTAGGTGTGGTTAATGGTGTTTTATCCCCAATCAATAACCCTTTCAGCGTTCAAAAGCCTACACAGTTCCAAATGAAAACGGCGGAACAATTGTTGAACGAATTTAAGCAAGGGAAAGCGTCAGGGTTGCCAGCGTTCGTTCGTAACAAGATGGTATTTGATTTCGTGGACAAACAATATTCAGGTGATGCTTTGATGAAACGCAAAACATCTTTGATACTTGAAATGGATGATTTGGCAGGTTATAGCGATGATGAAATATTGACACTTTCAACAATCGGGACTATCAACAAAGAAGATATAATCCTAAGTCGAAAGCTACCATCTTACATAGATACTTTGATACGATTAAAAGGCGAACAATGGTTATTGGATGCTACTTATGAAACGGTCGAAATAGAGGTAAATAAACTAAGGGAAGCTGACATACAAACGCCATTATTTAATCCTAATGAACCATTACTATCCTAGTATCCCAAAGGACATTGATTTGTTTGCGTTATGCGTAAACGATACCTTTGGTGGGGATGGTGATTGTGATATGGTGAACTTAGGACACGCCTACATAGTAAAGAAGTTTGTAAAAGAAAAAGGCTTTGCGCCTTATGGTGTGCGTGTCATTGATTATCTAGGTAGCGAATTGCCACAAACATTCTACATACAAAGGTTCATCTTTATAGAACATTGTTTGAACTAAATGAACTACGGACAAATAGAAAGCAAGGTTATTGAAATAGCCAATTACGTTGACGGACGAATAGAACTAATCGAAAAAAGTTCCTTAGTCGTTCAACAGTCTATTTATGCCATGTTGCAACAG